CCACAAATGATGCCACCAATGCCACAGATGCCACAAATGGGAGGAAGTCTTAATAAAAAGAAATTTAAATTTGCATCCGACAAATCAATATCTGGCAAAACAGATGATTTTTTTTTTCGCTAGGATCTAAGCAAAAAAATATGAAAGTAATGAAAGGAGGAGCTGAACGAATAATTCCATTATATCAAGAACCTAAGAATAGTCCGTTCATTCCGAATATTCAAAAAGAAATATATAACCAAAAAAATTTTGAAAAAGGAATATTTCCAAACCAAGCACAAGCACAAGGTCAAGGACAAAGTCAAGGTCAAGGTCAAAAACCGGGTTTAACCCCTCTTGTTAATTTGCAGGTTTATCAACCACCCAAACCTAAACCAGAACAAAAAGGTCCAACATTGTTTGCTCCGCCATTTGCACCGACACCATTTTATCCACCACAATATTATTATCAATTACCTCCCTATATGTTGCAACAACAAGGAATGGCACAACAATATCAAATACCAGTTGTGAATACATACAATATAAATATTGATGGTGTGACAGGAGATCACAATAAATTAGGATTAATTTACGAAGATATGATACCATCACAATATAACAGACAATTCATGGGAACTGTGACAACGCTTGGTGAAAGAGTGGCTATATATAATTACATGAGGGCAATGATGTTTCCCCACGGAGATGGTAAAGATATTGGATTAGATGGTAAGAGTTCAAACAGTTTATTGTCACATTTAAAATTCATGGATCTCAATCCATATAATACATATAAATTATCACCCAATCCATACAAAGGATTACCAATGGACTATCTTATTTATCGTTCGTGTTATCCTATAAGACACGATCCAGTTGGATCGACTGTGGTTTGTGCTAAAAATTCCATAGGAATGAATATTCGCATATATAAATTAACACAAGGTTCATATACAATGAATACATTAAAAGAGAAATCAATGAAAGATTATGAGGAATGGAGAGAAATAAGTTATTATGAATACGTCAGAGAACAAATTCTTAAAAAGAAACAAACACCAACTTTTGCTATGATGTATGGTTATGATATTTCTGAACAATGTAAAATAGATTTTGATAAAATTGCGTTAATGAAACAAATCCAAAGAGAACAACAACCAACTTACATTTCCAACCAAGTAACAACATCTGTAGCTCCCATGCAATCAGTGCCAACAAATCAAACAGGTGGATTCGTTAAAGGAAATAAAACTAATGGAACATTAAAATCTAATTTAACCGGTGGAGTTGTCAACATTGATCCTTCATTGTGTGCTCAACCTATGCCTCCTAGACAAGTTGCACCAATTGCAACAGTTATGGTTCAACCAGTCAGACAATCGAGAGAATTAACACCAAATCCAAATGCATTCGTGGGAAAAGCAATTGTATCGATGAGTGAATCTCCAACTTATAATATATACAATTGGGCATCAAAAACATATCAATCAGACGGAAATAAAAGAATACAAATAAATACAGGTTTTCATTTAGATAAAGTATGGTTCTCTGTTCTATTCCAAATAATTGTTGCTACTTACGCCATGCAAATACACAAAATATGTTTTAACGATTTTACTCCCGAAGATAATATATACATAAAAGACCTCAATATTGGAGGAGCGGCAACTCAATATTGGAAGTACAAAATTGATGGTATTGATTATTATATTCCAAATTATGGCTATTTGGTTTGGATTGATTCAAATTTCAAGGATTTACCGATTTCTGCGTCATCAGTATTAGACTGTATAACAAATGTAACTGGATCAAATTTCAATTTATTAAATACAAACAAAAATATTGGTCCGCATAAAATATATGCCGAATTTCTTGGTGATAATATTATTTTCAAATCAATATGTTTTGACCAATTTATTAAAAGTATTGATACAAATATGTTCTCGCAAGAATTTATAAATAATGGTGGATGTGTACCTCCTCCAGAAGTATGTTTCTTGATGGATAGTATTAAAAATGAAGCATTAACCGATAACGAAAAAGATATCGGAAAATATTTGTATAAATACATGAAACAGTTTATGAATAATAGAATAGGAACTTATTTGAAAGAAACAGAAATTACAAATATTAGAAAAGATGAACAAAAAGATTTCTTAAAAGGATCAATCGTTGTTTACGAAGACGGTGCAAGTTCGTATAAGTTTGTTTCATTTATTGGTTTGGAAGCTGGTGGAAATGGTGTTGCGAATATTTTAACAAAAAATGATCCAACAAATCCAGATATTATTGAAATACAAGTACCTGTAACATCACTTTATGCTTACACAAAAACAGAAGCTGTTGTACAAACTTATAAACCAAATGAATCAATTCTCAATGAGGAGGAATTATTAGAAACATATGTATTAAATAAAAATTAAAGTAAATTAGAATTTTTCAATTGTTTTATCATGTAAACTAAAGAACTTCCAAATTCTTCAGCTTCATCAACCTTATGTATTTCGGTATCATTTTGTTTGTCTGTTTCCCAATCAATTACTGTTCTAGAACATTGTTTTGAGTAAATTTCAAATCTAACATAGTCAATCGAATATGCATATACATAGTATTTATTATATTGATTAGCAACATAATATCCTTTAGTTTTCAAATTATTTAATACAATTTCTTTATCATAATATAAATCTTCATCAGAAAAAAAATATCCTTCATGTAATCTATGTTCATTCAAATTATTATCTAAACGAAATTTTTCAATAATTTTTTTGTATTCTGTATTTTCCAACCGTTTTACAGAATCTTTATTTTCTTTATTATCAAACATAATACAATCAACAATAAAATTTAGTAAATTTTCTAACTCAATGTATTCATCAAAATATAATGTAATAGTTCCCTTCATACTCAAATCATCAAGGAATCCATATGATAGTGTATGTTTACCTTCTTGTTTGAGAATGAAATCAGTCATTGTGTAACTTTTCTGATTATAATAATCATAATAATTATTATATTATTATAATCAGTGGATATATAAATCAATTTTTTAAATTTTATATCACAAATGTTTTGCAAAAATTTTAATAGATTTTATAAAATGTACAAAGTAAATCGGTTACATTTTTTTCTTGTTTGATAATCCATTTATATTTTCTATATGCTTCATCACATATTTCTTTTGTAATAAATTCTTCATCGGCATATCTCAAAGCCATCCCATTATTTTTGACAGCATTAAGACAAATATCATAACTTTTAATTTTATTATTAACAAATTTCAATAAATTTCCGTTTATATTTACTAATATATTTACTAATTGTTTATTTTCCCAAATTGGTATCTTGTCTGATATAATTAATTTATTTGATTTAAACAATTCATGATTATCTTTATTAATAATCTCAACAATTGAATCATTTGGTATGACAACTAAATGATAATAATACATTATATCAAACCCGGATATAGAATTAATATCTGAATTTATGAAAAAATCTTGATCAATACCATATATGTGATGTCCCATATGAATCAATTTACAAAATGTAATTATACCATTATTCTTTTGAATATCATCAATTGTATTAAAACCAAATTGATCAAAAATATTTGTTAAAATAATGAATTTTATCCCAGCATATTTATCATTAAAATCAATTCCATCAATCTTACTCATATGCGAAAGAATTCTTAAACAGAAACATTAAGCTAATATATTTAATTTATTTACATCAGCAGACAATAAAATTTATTTATCAATTTTATATTATTTTATCGATATAATTTATTGAAATCAATGAGTAAACTATCTGATGAATTCAAAGAATGCTATTTCATGAAAACGGAATTAGTTAATTTATCTAAAAAGCTCGAATTGCCTACAAACGGGTCAAAAATGGAATTACAGAACGGAATAATTTATTATATAAAAAATAAGAAACAAAATAAAAATATTAAAATTAAAAAAATAAAAGAACAAATACCAAAAAAGGTTCCGATAAACTTAACTCCTGATACTAAACTGAGCGAAGGATATATATGTAATTTAATTACTCGTAATTTTTTTAAGAAACATATTGGAGATCATTTCCATTTTACCTATTTTCTCAATGAATATGTCAAAAATAATCCCAACAAAACATATCAAGATGCAATAAATTACTGGAATTATCAATATAATAATCCGGAATTGTTCAAAAAGAAATATGAAAAAACGGGCAAATTCGAATACAATAATTTTATGAAAAAATATTATGAAGATCACGAGAATGCATCATTAGATAATGTTATAAAAGGATGGAATGAACACAAAGAAAAAAGAAATAAAAAATGTAAAAAAACTGTACAAAAGTTACTGGATTTATAATTGCTGACATCCTGTAAAAAATTATAAAAAATTATATATCCTTAATATATAATCAATATAATTAATAAATGGCGTCAGGATTTACGAACTATTCAGATTTTAATAAGCCCTATACTTCAGTCAGTTCAGTTGATGATAATAATTATAGTAATATGAATGTTAATAATTTTTATAAACAAGATTTACCAGAATTTATGTTATATCAAGATAATAGATCGCATAATAAATATCGTGGAACAAAATCAAAAAAATATCCGTCCAGTAATGAAAACAGAGTGACCGCAACAAAAGGTATTTTGTGTGAATTTGATGCAGATCCAGTTGCTGAATTGTTCTTTTCCAATGAAAATATGAACAGGATACAAAAAATGTTGCGCAGAGATATACTTGTCAGATCCAATGGACAATTTAGATTAGATGTTGACCAAGACGAATCAGATCTTTTAATAGCTATGCGTGCAGTGTTTTTTAGTAAATATGGAGCACGATTTTTACCCTTCAAAATAACACATCAAGTGAAGCAATTGAATAAGCAAGTCATCAATTATGTTTGCCCGGATTTGTATAGTAACGTTTTGCAGCAATATTCGTATGTGAAAGAGATTAATTCTGAAATTAAACCTATGTTACAACCCATTTGCACCAAAATTTCTAGAACTTTACCGTCTTTGACGACTGTTTATACAAGATAAAAAAATCAATTTGTTTTTAATAATTTCCATTCATCCTCCCAAATTGATACATAATTATATCCATTTGAGATTATAAAATCCTTCCTTTTTTTATCGTATTCCCATATATTTTTTGCTTTTTTACCTAAAAAATTAATATCATTTTCTTTGAATTTTTTTGGGTTGCAATGATATACGCATCCAAAAAATTCATACCATGTATTTGTTTCTTTGCAATATCCGTCAGCACTTATATAACCGGTATTATTTTCATTTCTAATACTATATTCACCTTCATTTTCAGCATGAACAATCTTTATTTCATCTCGTTTTTCTATATATTTTAACCATTCGATAGATATTTTTGAATATCTATTTATACATTTAGGACATCCGTGTCCGATTATATGTTTATGCGGAATTTGTTCAAATTGACCATGTGATTTACATATAATTTTTACTTTATTAATCCCTTTTTTATATTCAGTTAAAGAATAATCATATTTGTCTCCATGCATATTTTTTGCTAGCTCAATAAATTCCTCAGTAGTTTTATTTCTTCCTATACATTTAGGACATCCACTTTTTCCTCTAATGTGACTATCGGGTGTTTGTTCGTATTGTCCATGTATTTTACATATTATTTTAACATATTCTTTTCCTTTTTTATATTCAACTAATGAATAATCGTATTTGTCGCCGTGAACTTTTAATGCTTCCTGTATAAATTCTTCAGTAGTTTTATCTCTTCCAATACATTTCGGACACCCAGAGCCGTTCAAATGTGATGATGGATATTGTTCAAAAATATCATGTATTTTACATTTAATTTTAATATATTTATTTGCTGATTCATATTCAACTAATGAGTAATCATATTTATCACCATGCATCTCTTTTGCTTCTCCAATAAACTGTTCGTTTGTTTTCTTAGATGAACCATTACAACCAAAACATTTAACTCCTTTTAAATGGTTGCCAGGCAGTTGTTCAAACTCCCCATGTTCTTTACATATTATTTTTACTTTTGTTTTATAATTTTTGTAATCAACTAAACTGTAATCATATAAATTACCATGCATATCTGTTGCTTTTTTAATGAATTCTTCATTTGTTAGTTTTAATATGGATGCTAATTCTATTTTATAACATTTTATACAACCAGATCCATCTAAATGATTTTGTGCTTGTTGTTTAAATTCTCCGTGATCGTTACATATAATTGTTATCATACTTGACATTGATTTTAAATCATCCAAATTATATTCATATTTTCCTTTATGAATTTCATTTACTCGCTCAATAAAATTATCAATGGATCTAATATTATTTCCACATTTATGACAGCCCGCTCCTCGTAAATGGTTTACTGCAGTTTGTTCAAAAATTCCATGTATTTTACATTTTATTTTAACTTTATTTGTACTTTTGGTATAAATAGTATCCGCATAATCATATTTATCACCATGTTTTTCAATAGCTTCTTTTATGAAATCTTTTGTTGTTTTTTTATTTTTTCCAGCACATTTAATGCATCCTTGTCCATATAAATGTTTTTGTGGACTCTGTTCAAAAATATCATGGATTTTACATTTAATATTAACTTTCGTTTTGGCATTAACATATTCAACTAAACTATAATCATATTTGTCCTCATGTTTTTTTTTTGCTAATTGTATAAATTTTTCTGTATTCATTTTTGAGTATCAATATATATATTATGTTATTTTTCTATTTAAATTATTTTCAACTTTCAATTTTCATGTAATTAATTAATGAAACTTATTTAAATATTTAATTACTTACATAACTTATTCACTTATTAAAAAAATGGAAAATACACAAAATGTACAGAACTTGCAAAATTTTCTATCAATGATGTTAATGATGTCTGATGATCTTATCAAATCAAAAGTTTTTCAAATTCCGAATACAGACAAAGAACTAATTCGGAATATGGAAAATTTATTTAATACTAAAACAAAATCAGGATATGATGTTTACGGTATATTAATAAAAACAAATAATACAAACAAATTAAATAAATTAATTATTTATTCTCATGGAACAGGTAATGATATCTATAATGTTCATCATCTTCTTAAGGATTTTAGCGATAAATACGGTGTTGACATTGTATGTTATGATTATCCTGGATATGGATTAGTTTCAGCAGAAAAAATGAACGAAGAAGGTTGTTATGAATGCCATGAAGCAGTTGTCGATTATACAATTAATGTTCTGAATATTCCAAAAAATGAAATAATATTAATGGGTCAATCGTTAGGATCAGGGGTTACGGCAGATTATGTAGCTAATCATGAATGGGAAAATCCAGTAATATTAGTTTCAGGATATAAAAGTATTCCAAGAATTATAGTGGATAACGAAATAGTTGATACACTTAAAAACCAATATCAATTTAATACAATGAGTAAATTAGATAAAATTAAATGTCCCATAATAATGGTTCATGGTGATGTTGACGCCCTTATTCCAGTAAGCCATGTATACGAAATGAAGAAAATGAAACCGGAAAATATAACACTTGAAATTGTTCAGGGAGCTGGACATGTAGATGTTATAGATAAAATAGAAGAAAATAAAGTTAGACAAATATTTGATATGTTTTAAATACAAAAATAAAAAATTGAATTAAATATACAAAAGATAGTCAAATAATTTATTTGCTAACACGCAATATAATATATGGATGATATAGATCATGAAGATGGATGTCTACAAAATGTAAAATGTTGGTATAATTATAAATTTATTTTTCCATTTGAAACTACAAATAATTTTAAAATAAAAAGTATATGGATATTTATAATTATTTCAATAATACTAAACTTTATAAACCTCAGTATATTAATAGCATTATTAATTATAAGGTTAGATAATGAGGAATATTCATATAATATCATATATTTCGATTATAGTACATTAATCGAAATATATATTCCAATATTGTTCATAACGACATTGATGATTATTAAGTTTGTTGTTACATTGCGAAAACGAATAACCTACGATTATAGTACAACGATACGTCTCAGATATCCATTAGATCTTTATGAGATGGACAATAAAACGATTGACATATTATCATTTGTGTTATCAGCGGGCCTTAATATACATTTAGTTTACCTATTTTGTGGTGGTATATATCTATATAATTATTGGAATTATAATGATATAAACATTAAATTAATTTTTGCGACGATATTGATAGATTTTATTTCATTTGTTACACATGCTATAACAAGTTTGATATGGTTTCATGTGGGAAAAATAAATTTTGTAAAAATGAATACGCCGCAATTGATATTATATATTCAAATAATTTACCATATATATACTTTTAATACAGAAAATACAAATGTGATATTATGGTTAATTCCATTCATGACATTTATATCAATAAGTGTAATGGTCATATATTTAAATTCAAATGAAAAAATGAAGAGAATTACATTTTATTTGAGTATTTTGAGTATTTTAGTTAGTGGTGTGATGATTGGAATATGTTATATGATTAAATATTTATTTGATATGCAAAGTTTCAATTATATATATTTCATAACATTAATTCATGGATTATTTATTTTAATTAATTTAATTAAAATGATTTTTCTTGGATGTTATGTAAAAATTTTATTTATTTAATTTAATTTAATTATCTTATTAAATTAATTTATTAAATAATTTTAAGCACTTAGCATGGTCTGGTGCTGCATTGAGATCCATCTTTAACATAAATGAAAACTGTACCACGTTTGGAAGCACGAGCTTGGAATGATTCCGGGGCATTTGGAGTGTTAACATATTGAGTAGTGCCTGGAATTTCAACAACTGGTGGGTTTCTAACGAATTCACCGTTGTCTTCAAATTTGTAGATGGCGCCTTGAGGATCATACAACAAATACAATGATTGAGTACGACCAATATTGAAATCACGTCTTACGACAATACCGGCTGTGCAACCAGTGATCAAGTTTGTTCCTGGACAAGCTGCTGCTGATTTTTCAACAAAAACAACTGATCTTAAATGGAAAACATCATCACCGACAGTCATACTTGGGTCGAAACTAATTGGAACATCGTTGATAGTTTCCAAAGCACTGTGTGTTGCTGGCAACATAGTGAAGTTATAAGGAGAATTTACTCTTCCGAAATTGATTGATTGATATCTTCTGTTGGCATAGAAAACAAGAATGTCACGACTGTAAATAATACTGCTGACTTTTGGTGTTAATGATCTGTTTTCAACGAACCAATTGTATTGTTCGAGAGCAGAGTTAAGGTAAACAGCTGATGAAACATTTCTGAAGCTCAATGGTAGACGTAAATTGATAATTGGAATTGAGGTAACTTGGGCAGTTGTCATTGGTCCTAAACTATAATTTCCAGACATAACACCAGTTGTCAATGACGAAATGCTAATGACTGTTGGTCTTAATGAGAAAGCACCGAACAATTTACGGATAACAGTACCTTCATCACGAATGTTGGCCATATCAGCATCACTGAACAAGTTATTTTTGCAGTTATCCAAAGCTAAATTAAAAGTTCTGAATTCATCAGAATAATATCTTCCTTCTCTTAATTCACGAACTTGTTTCCATAATTCAATTTGTAATTTAACTCTGTTTCTTAAATCAACTAATGGTGAATCACCTGGAGAGACACAGACGATTTCATTTGGATCGGTCTTTAAATCCCAATATACTTCATAGTCTGGAAGAGTTCTGATTGGGACACCGTTATATCTGCAGTGTACAATGTATGCTAAACTTGACAATAACATATGTTCATCAATGTATTTAATTCTTGGGAAGAACAAAGCAGCAACGACTGGATGAATGTAAGAGAATGAGTTAAATTTCTTTGCATCATAATCTCCAGTTATGGCTTGTGGAGCACAATCTTGATAGGTCAAACTTTGAATTTTAATTTGTTCGTGTAATACGGCTGTTTCAGCATATACTCTTAATATTTCTTGTAAAATATCATATTCATTGGTTGAGACAGTCATTCTACCGATATTGATATCATCACTTTGACCTAATAATTTGCTCATTGGTGTGTTTGGTTGATTGTATTGGTTAAATGGAGCAAATGATTTATCATTAATTGCCATATTAATAAAGGCGTGGAATTCATCGTCACTCAATTCGTAACGTTTCTTAAATTTCTTGGCCTTTTCTAAAAGTTGGGGTAATGGTAAGGCACTGTATTTAGAGAAAATGAGATTCTTGAATTTTTGGGCCTTTTTAGCAACCAAGTTTTTTCTTTCCTTGTAGATATCAAACATTTTTTCAACAACTTTGGGATCATTGTACTTGTCACGGAGCAGTCTCATGGCATGTGTATCATCAACGTTTTTTCTGATAATGTCACCGACACTTTCTGCTTTTGACTCTCCTCTTTCGGAGCCATCATTAGTATTCCTATCATAAGATTTACTTGCCATTGTGGTATGTAATGTATAATAATATAGTATAATAAAAAAATATTATAATATTTTTTGAAATATATTTTTTGTTAAGAATATATCAAATAAATTAAATAAATTTTAAAAACTATATATTTGTTTAATTATTCGTTTAATTAAATTATATTTCACAATTATTTATTTAAAAATGATGATATTTCTTTTCGTTGTTTCAAAGTAAGATTTGTTTTTTTTGATTTTATTTTATCAACTTTCATTAGCGATTCTATATTTCCTATATTTATATCACGGTCTTTTAAATAATCAACACATTCTTTAATTCTATCTTCTGAAGTTAAGAATCTTATAATTAAATTTATGTAAATGTAGTCATTGATGTTTTTATTCTTGAATGCTTTACTTGCGTTTGTAATGTTTTTCTTATTTATTTTACTAATAGATGCTTTATTCAAATCTGTGGGATAAGCAAGTTGTAAATACTTTTCTTTTTTTAATTTTTCTGTTAATAAAAAAGAAGGTGCAACGCATGTATAATACCCATGAACTTCATTTATGTCCCAGTTTTGATCACCGTATATATAATTTTCAACAACATCACCTTCTGATAACAACTCAGAAATACAACAAGCTATATCAAATTTATCACTACTATTCATGTCGCCTATTTTTGAATTTATACATTCAATATAATTTTGTTGAACCATTAACGGTAGCACTACTTTATCAGTTTCATAATATCTAATACACTCATCAATACTTTTATATCCTTGTAACAATTTATTTGTTGCTCTAAAAAGATCAAAATCTTCATCTTTTTTCTTGGATAATTTAAGATATTCTTCAAACATAGATTGAGTAATCACTTTATTACTAAAATTACATTTTAAATCATACAATGTCATAATCAATCTCCTATAATCTTTTTGGGAATGATCAATTAGTTCATAAGCTAATGAACTATTAAAGGGTCCATAATTTGTTCCATGTACTAACATTTTTTCATTTGTTAATATTTTCTTCATTAATTGTAACATTTCATTTTTGAAAGGTGTTGGGATTTTAATTTCATGAGAATGTTTTTTGAGTTCTGTTAATAATCTACTATGTTGTCCATCTGATATAAATATTACGGGACACGTCCATGTCATAATATTATTTTTTAACAAAGCAATAATACATGTTCTTCCATTTCCCGAAGAGATCGCTTCAACCTCATCAATTACTACACATATTTTATTATTTCTTGTGCCATCCATAATCGACACTATATTAGATGAATTCATTATTCCGCTTATTGCATCCTTAATATCTGTTCCCTTTTTAATTTTAGAAAAATTAATAGTTTGTTTAACATATCCCATCGTTTTTAGTATTGCATTAATTATACACGTTTTTCCGACTCCATGATTTCCGATTATAGTAACACAACTCATTGGACCCTTTTTAGAAATATCAGATATTTTTCCGGAAATTATTGTTTCATCGTCTTCTCTGTCAATATTGTCAATATTGTCAATGTTATCAATGTTATCTAAAGTATCAATAATATCATCATTGTCGCCAATATTGTCAGTATCATTAGTATCATTATTATCATTACCATTATCAATAACTTCGTCGTCAATGACATCTACAGCAATTTTGATTTTTCGTTTTCGTTTATTATTTTTCATATCAGCAAGTGCTTTTATTTTATTTTCCTCAAATTTCATTAACCACGTTCCAATAAAATTTATTGTTTCAGTATTACCAATTATTTGATCTAAATTTTTTGGACAATATTTGGCCGTCCATGATGTTCCATCCCTATTTGTATCATCAATGTATTCCATTCAGATAATTACTTATAAATATATGTTTCTACACATATCTATTTAAATGATTATAATGTTGTATAAATAATAATCAACTTTTATTCTAAATTATTGTTCTTGATTATTTCTGGCATCCAATGAATCCTTAATTTGTCTCAATAATTTTATATTGTTGTACTGATATATTGAATTAATTATTTGTGCTTGTTTATTTGTTATCTCATTTTCTTTATCGCTTGCAACGGTTTTCCCAATTACATCTCTAAAGAATATTAATAATAGTAAATAAATTATTACAAGTGTGAATATAATAAAAACTATTTCGTACACTATTCTCTTTATGTTAAAATGTATTCCAAATACATTTACCGTAACAATATTTTGAAAGAAAAAATATGTTAATATGGGTTCTATCACATTGTCTGATATATCCATAATTATAAAAGTCAATGATAAACCTGCCAAAGCACCTATTGTATATTCTATTATATTGAAACTTATTGCAAAATCACTAAAATTGATTCCTGTAGGAACACTTTTTTTTGTTTGTATATCTGTCAGTTCGTTTTTTAATCTCACTAAATATTTTTCTTGTAAGAGATCTTCCATTCAAATATATTATCTGTTAAAATATAAACTAAATATATAAAAAAAATATCCACTTATAAAGTTTTAACAAAAAATAATGACATATTTTTTGGGTAAAATACTTATTGTGTTATTTATATTTTAACAAAATGGTCATTACTGTCACTAATCAAATATTGATCTACTACAATCATCAGAATCTGAATCATTATCGAGGTATGCTTTTATACTAGAATCGGAACTATACGAATCATCGTCGTGATTATCATTATTGTTTATATTTTTATTATTGATAGAATCGAATCTAAATTTACTCATTTTAACAAAAAAATCTATATTATCTCCGTTTTGGCTGTTTATTAAATTCGCCATAAATATTTCTTTATGTGATAATTTATTATCGTTATTATCGTTATTATCGTTATTATCGTTATTATTCGTTTTATTCAATTTATTAATTTTTATTTCAGGCCAAATTATTTTTTTACTTGAATTATTCATTCTATCAACATCAGCCAAAATTGATGGAGACAAAGATCGAGGGGGTGACACAGATGGCGACATATAATTCATGGGTTTAATACCCTTATTAGTCAAATGTATTTTATTGCATGAAATATTATAACATATGCCATCTTTTAAGTCTTCAAAACATACCTGGTATCTTTTATCAAACACACCAAATTTACAGTTATATCCACCAGGACATTTATTTTTTGTGCATACATCACATACTTTTGTAAGTTGTAAAAATGTCTTATATATTTCATCATCAAGAACATCATCAATATCAATATTTTTATTCATTAGTATATTATAGGCGAATCGTCTATTGTAATCTACATTTTGTTCATCCAAATTATGTGCATACAAACATTTATCACCGTAAGAACATTTTCCATATATTAAAACATTGTTACACATAATTTTTTTTAAACTTTCTTTATCGATTTTGTCATATTTATCATATTTATCATATTTGTCTGATGAATATTTTTTATTGTCCTTCATAAATATTTTTTTAATAAAAGTGTCATCTCTATAATTATTCTGATTACCGCGATTATTATTTTCAATATTAGTCCTAAAATGTATATTATTTACTGTGTCGAAGTCAGATAAATTATTAGTTTCCTTTTCCTGTGTATCGGCATCATCGGCATCATCTATTGATGTATCGTTTTCACGATGTTTTATTGTAATTTTTTCTCCTTGTTGATGAAATGTATCGTCATCAAAGCGCTTTTTTTTTTTATTGTTTCTCCTACCTGTGACAGTTATCCAGTTATCTATTTTATTCATTAAATAATATTATTAGATTGAATGAATATATATTTATATTATAATGATTATAGTATTTACTTTTTATATATATTGATGTCCCTTACGTTATTATAAAATGATATCAACTTTTTATGATATATAAATTAAGAATATTGTATAACATCTTTTAAGATAATAAATTCCACGATGTTATCAGTTAATTTATGTGAAAATATCCACTTAGATTTAGTAACATAAAGACCGAATTTTATTAAATTAATAAGATTTTTATACAAAATAAAAAAGGGGCAGGCATTAGAATAGAATATATATCGTTCAAGTTCTGTGTTATCAACAAGTGTATTATTCAATAATTCTAAATGAAATTTTTTAATTTTTTTTGTCATCTTTGTAAGATTTTTTTCAAAATGGGATGAAAATGACCAACACCAGATAGACGATGATATATTATATAATCCTAATATCTCATAATGTCCCTTTAAAATGTGTTTATTATTATTAAAAACATCTACAATAAAATCATTAATATCATCATTATTATTAAAAATCAAATCATATTGTTTTGCATCGTCAATAAATGGCGAAAGACTTTTGAGTGTTTTTTTGTAAAATAAATCAATGTTTTTCGTAAGATTAAAATCAGAATCGGAATCAGTATCAGTATCAGTATCAGTATTTGAGTTTATATCTGAACTGGTATACGAAATATTATTTACTGACATATTTTAATACTTATGTGATATAAATATTAAAATAAATTAAATTTATTATTTATTATTTATTAATTATTATTTATTATTTGTTGTTTATTATTTATTAATCATTTCCAGCAACAAAATTATATGGATTACTTAAATTTCTAAGACTTATACAAGAGGAAGTATTAACATAGTCTAAATCAGCCGATGGATTACATAAAACTACTTCAAAATCGATATCTTCATCATTTTCTTCACCTCCACTAATCTTTTTCTGATCACTAAATTTGTATTGACTTTTTTTAGGAAAATAAAATCCAACTCCATCTATTTTTCCGTAATATTGATCGTTTCTACAATAGTGTTCATTAAAATAATCGAGTGACCAGTCGTCGGGCAATGAATACGGATCTAATATAACGATACTCAATTCCCGTTTTGTGATAAATTTATGTATATAACCACCTTCTGGATTAACACATGCAGATATGCGATCCGCTGCCAAACGTATTTGTGGTGAAAAATATGCTGGTAATTTTCTATTGCCCTGTATATCCTTTGGACCCAATCTAATGTCCTTTACGTTGAATGTTTTCATCATTGTACCATGATGTAAAACTGTACCTGGGCGAATTATATGGACAGTTGTATGAGACACATCTGATTTTCCTATAGCACTTTCAGGTCCTTGGACTACTGTTATTTTATTTGTTCTTGTTTCTTCGTCTTCTCTTTCTATTCTTTCAAGAGCTTTATCAAAATCTCTTTTAATTTCTCCTTCACTCAATCCTGTGTTTTGGCTACCGAGATTGACATCTACAGAAGTAACTTCTATTACTCGTGATCCTGATGGAACATCACTTCCTTGTGTTATTTCATGTATATGCTCAAATGGTTCACCCTCTCTAGCCTCACGAACTTCTTCTATTTCTAGAGCTCCGGGAGTATTAGGACCAGGTGGATTTTGTCTCACTTTATCCTGAACTGGAACCATTAGATTTGTTCCAGTCTGTGATTGTTGACCTTCACCTATACCACCAGATTGATTTTGGACTTGGATTAAATAATTTTTTATTAAATGATAATCAGACAAATAACCATTTTGTTTATTAAATACATTTATGGAATCGAAAAAATTATGATAATTATGATATTGCATTAATATAATATATAATTATAATATACAAAAAAATTGTCTATAATATTTGACACAGAAATATATAATTAAAGGAATTACATGAATATAAAATTGAGGAATAATAAAAAATATTATTATGAGTCCTTTTGGAGAAAAAATAAAAAGGATAACGAAAGAGATTCAGAAGGAAAAACATATCCATGGCCACATCCTGATCCAATTAAATGGTCTGAAGAATCACAATTTACAAGAAAATTATTCAAAGTTCAAGACTATTTGAAAACGAGGAATAAATATAATACTGAAATATCAAAAGTTCAACAGATAGAATCATCGCCTGTAGTTTGGGATCATTATAATTGTATATTATGTGATGCAAAAAATATATTTAATGGTGTTTTTACCATGAATAATATAAGTTGGAGAGATGATTTAACACATTATATAAGTGTCCATAATATTAAGCCAAGTGAAGACTTTATTGATATTATTTACCAATTTTCACCGATTAAAAAAACTAAAAAAACAATTCAATGGGAATCAGATATCTATAGTATTGAAAGTATGCAATATTTGAAATTAGAAAAAAATCAAATACTTATAATGGATGCATTAATGAAACATGGAGGTTATACAAAAAAATATTTTGATAAAAATAATAATGAAGTTTTCAGATATTCTGAGCATGCTGGACTTCTTGATTTTATCGATACTGGTTTAGATAAAATAATAATTAGTGGAAAAACATCAAGAATTGACAAGGGTGATGAGGAAATTTATTTACCAAAAGATATGCCTTACGCATTAGATTATGAATACATATTTCATACCCATCCTCCGACACCAAAACCGGGAGGTAGAGCAGGTCAAGGTATAATGTATGAATTTCCAAGTATTAGTGATCTTTTTCATTTTATTGATCATTACAACAACGGAACAACACAGGGGTCTCTTGTCATTACATCAGAGGGTTTATACAATATACGAAAATTGGAACTTGATAATAAAAAAATTAAAATAAATGAAAATTCTATGTACAGAGAAATGAACAATATAATGAGACATTCACAAATGGAAGCAATAAAAAAATATGGAATAGATTTTTCATCATATGAATTTTATTCAAAGATCGCCCAAGATACTAAATATATAAGTCAAATAAATTCAGTTTTAAATAAATATAAAATTAATATAGATTATTTTCCGAGACATAAAGATTCAAAAGGTAACTGGATTGTTGAATCAATACATTTGCCAGTGTTTGTTATAAAATCTGTTGATTAATAAATTTATAAATTTATTAATTAAATAAATTATATTACGAATTTAAAATATAATATTTGCTAAATATTATATTTTGTACACGTAATTATATAGATATAAATGCAAGTTCAAAATACAGCAAATGCAGATCTTTATAATGGTGTAAAAATAATTGCCATTATAGTTATAGTTATATTAGTTATCTGGTGCTTGTGGGCATGTTTCAGCGGAGGAAGATCAAGTGAATATTTCGGAAGTGATGGTGTCGCTAACATGAATTATGCAGTTGATAATAGTAATCCAATCGATTATAGTCAAGTTGATCTTGACATAATCCAACCACCGAATTACGATGCATATAGTAATCTTATAGAGGGCGGATCATTATTTATTCCACAACCCGTATATTATGATACTCAAGGACAAGAAGTACAATTGGGTAAAATTAATGGAACTTCTGATACAAATGTTATTGAGAGAAAGAATGGCGGTATTGAATATGAACAAATGCAAGGTATTGGTGATAATGGTATGAACTTTAACCAATGTAGTCCCGCTTGTTGCTCAGATCAATGGCCTGTACCATTCAAGATTCCTGTAGATAAAATGACTTGTGGAAGTCAAGATGAGTTTGTTCCAACAAGTTATATGTGTGACAATGGATGGCAAAACGCTGGTTGTTTGTGTATGAAGAAAGATCAAAACGATTTCTTAGTTTCAAGAGGTTTCAACAGTGATCTATAAAATAATTATTGACATGATTTGGAGACATATTTGACTCTCGAAGCAGTCCACTCCTTTCCTCTAAAATCATTATCTGTATTATTCAAATAATCAATAATGTCACTCATTTTTTTTCCACTATTTAAAAATCTTCTTATTATTGAAACAGTTTTCTGTTCTAATTTATGTTTTTTTTCTCGTCTAATACCTTTATTATCATAATATATTTCATAACCATATTTGGCTTTTCCTATTTTATGACCAATGCGTCTACGATGTTTTACTGATCTATTTATACGATCAGTAATTTGATCATGTTCTAATTCAGCCTGATTTAAAAGACTTCTAAATTGATGTCTATCGATATATTTATCATTATAACAACAACAATTACATACTGCATAAATTGTTGAATCCTTTTTTAAAAGTGTATCAATTGCCTGTAATCCCTGAAGAACATTGCGTGAAAAACGTGTCACATCACATACAACAATAACTGTATCTTTTTGAATTTGTTGTAATAACTTATTGAGTTCGACCATCTGATTCATGTTTTTTCCAGAAATTGTTTCTATAACACAACATGTAATTTCTAGGTTGCGTTCTTTACAAAAAGTTTCACATATATTTTTCTGGACTGAAAATGATAATTCGTTGCCGGTATTAGCACTACTTTTCCTACAATATATTGCAGCATATTTAATGTTTTCAGGTATATTATTAAATACATACGGAAAAACTTCGGATAAAACTGGATCGACTTGTTTCATTGTTTTAAAAAACAGATAATTTGAAGGATATTGAGAAGTTTATATTATTTATTTTATTTATATATATACGGTTTTTCATGAATATCAATAAATATCAATTTTTTATTTGTTTTATTCAATAACAACAAATAAACAAATAAACAAATAAATAAATAAATAAACAAATAAATAAATAAACAAATTTTAGATTCTCACGATTTGATCGTTCTTGTTTATTCTCAACATTTCATCCAAAAAATCTTGATGTTTATGAGTATCACTTTTTTCATTGCGAACGCGAAGTTCAATTTGATGACGACGTTCTAGCTCGGACTGGTTTGCCATCATTTTAGCGATAGTCTCTGGTGTTTGAGGATAAATTCGCGATTTATTGGAGTAATCAGTTATATCAAAAAATTTCTTTATTTTACAAGGTTTAAAAATTTTATTATTCCTCGTATCTAAAGGAGTGTCAATAATATTAATATAAGTTTTCGCGGCTTCTACCATATTTTATATCAAATGGACTGAACAATGGCACAAATATTAACTTGACAATTTTAAGAAATTAAGTAGTATTTTAGTAACTGTTTAATTCAATTTTTGTATTTAATTATTTAAAATTTGCGATCAAAATACAAGATTAATCTTGATGGATAAATTATATAGACAATAAAATAGAAGTTAATATTATGACACATTTTTACGAAAGAAATATTGTAGAAATAAAAACTGAGTATACATCTTTTTTAACAAATATAATGTCACCTTTAATTCACGAAGGTATAAGAAAAATTTACGATAAAGCATGCGAAACTGAAAAACAATTCAAGGAAGCCATAAAAGATAATCCTAATATGGAACTCAAAAATCCTGGTGTACTTAGAATTTTTCAAGAATTTTTATTAGGGATTAAAAACTTAAACAATTACAAAATAGAGGCAGAAACGAATAGAATAAGAGAAGCAAGTAAATGCTCTGACTGGTTCGATGATTTAGTGAAGGGTGTAATAAAAAGTTATATTGTTTTACTTACTTACAATGCATCAGAAAAAAGATGCAGACTTGTCGATGAAAAATTCCATAATTTAATTGACATAAAAACATTTGTCCATAAGTGTTATGTTGAAACGGCGAGAATGTTCTATAATTATCCTGAATTATTTTGGCATGGTTTTTCAACAGTGGAAATTAAAAGAAATCAACGTGAAGCATATGAACTCATTAAAATTTCTATAATTGAAGCTATAAGGAAAATGTTACCAATGAAATTAATTCTCGAAGAATACCTTAAAAATGATTACATACATGATGACAACGAAATATCTGAACATATGCCACAATCAAGATATCACAATATGCGATCAATTGTTAAAAGAGATATGGAATTTGATAATATAAATAGAATTTTAGAGTCCGAAACAGAAAATACTAACACTGATAATATTGATACAGATAATACAGCAAGTGGCAATTCTGGTGAAACGGTTAAAATAGTTGATATAATAGATCAACATAATGCTGAACCAATGGAAGGAAGTGGACGAAATTCATATGAATCAGAAGACGGTACGGATGGAACCGAAAATGCAAATGATGTCACCGTAAATGTAGATAAGGCCAGTATAATTAATGGTGAAAATTTAGGATCAAAACAAGAACAAGTAATTATCGACAATGGTATTAATAACAATAATGAAGGGCATAGTGTATTTTCAAAAAAGGAATCTATAAATCAACCCATGATCGGTGGAACAAAGGGTGACACAACAGATAGACAATTACGTGATTTAGATGATAAATATGAAATATCAGAAAAAAAAAATTATCTTAAAAGTCCGGTAGCTATAAAAGGAGGAAAAAATAATTTATTCAAAGAACAAGTACAAATATATAAAAATAAAATGCTACAAGAAAAATCAGGTAAAGGCGATGAAATAGAAATTGCTATTAAAAAATTATCATCAAAATCAGACAAAAATAAATTTTATGATAAAATGATGAGTAAATAAAATAATAATTGTAATTATTACGTAAACTTATAACAATCATCATTATTTTATTTTGATTGAATAAAATAATAATTGTAGTTATTACGTAAACTTATAACAATCATCATTATTTTATTTTGATTGAATAAAATAATAATTGTAGTTATTACGTAAACTTATAACAATCATCATTATTTTATTTTGATTGAATAAAATAATAATTGTAGTTATTACGTAAACTTATAACAATCATCATTATTTTATTTTGATTGAATAAAATAATAATTGTAGTTATTACGTAAACTTATAACAATCATCATTATTTTATTTTGATTGAATAAAATAATAATTGTGTTAATTGAACATATATATTTTCTTGTAGTAATAATATAATCTAAATGTATTTAGAAATATTTAAAAATCCTATCCTATTGGGTGTTATTGCCGGATGTTTGACATATTTATATTTATTATGGCAATCTAATTCTATGAATAAAAATATAAAATCGCAAAAGAAGAGAGATGAAAATAATAAAAAGAGTATAAGTTTGTTTTTACCATTGATTGTAGCAATAATAGTATGTATAATTGCGTATGCATATTTTTACATAAGTCCCGACGTTCAATTAGATCAAAGTGATGCCGATGATTCTGTTATAAAATCTACCACGACACCTAAATATAAATTTGCAGTAGATGAAAAATCTGTTTCATCGGAATCAGCGACGTCGTTTCATTTAATATCAAAAGGAATGAATATTCCAAATAAACCTCTCGATGTACCCGATGTATTTATTGAAACGTATGATTAATTTAAATAATTTAATAATTTAATAATTTAATAATTTAATAATTTATTGATACTATTTATTTTGTTATCAACAAAATAAATAAAATGTGATGATAGTATATAGTTATCTATAATGACCGTAAAGGATGTTGAGATTGGTGGTGAGGGCTCTTTACCCATCAGTGAATTTAAATTAGAATCTATGGTTGTGAACCCATCGATTGTCATGGTTGCCAAAAGGGGATCAGGTAAAAGTGTTGTTTGTCGAGCAATACTAAAACATTTTAGGGATATCCCAGTTGGGATGATTATTGCACCAACTGACAGGATGAATTGTTTTTATGGAAATTTTTTTCCAGAATCATATATACATTATACATACAAAAGTGAAATCATTGAAAGGTTATTAGCTAGACAAGAAAAAATTATAGACAAAAAAAAGAGAAAAGAAGAAAGAGGAAAATCATTAGATTCAAGAGCATTTATTGTTATGGACGATTGTCTCAGTAAAAAAGGTACATGGATGAGAGATCCACCCATTACAGAATTATTATATAATGGTCGTCATTATGAAATTATGTATATTCTTACTATGCAATATCCGTTAGGTATTACACCCGAATTACGAGGAAATTTTGATTACATTTTTTTATTGGCAGAAGATTTCGTATCTAATTTAAAAAGAATTTACGATCATTATGCCGGTATGTTTCCTGATTTTAATTCATTTAGACAAACATTCGTGCAATTAACGGCCGATTTTGGTTGTATGGTTATATCAAATAGAGGTGCTAGGGCTTCGTTCCTAGAGAAAATTTATTGGTATAAAGCACCATTAGAACAATCTAATTTGAGTATCGGATGCGCACAATTTAGAAAATATCATGAAGACAATTATGATGAAAATTGGAGATCAAAAAGAAAAGGTCTCGATATCAACGAATACTGTTTACGTAAGAGGAGAGATAAAGGAGAATTAAAGGTGACAAAGGTAGAACTGAATGATGACGGTAAACCAATAGATAAGCGTAAAACATATAAAAATAATCACTAATTTGAATGTGGATTTGTGATTCTTTTTATTAGAAAAGTTATTGAAATAAATTAATATATTTGCTAAAAATATATCAATTAATATAAATGATAAGTAAAGCTGTACTACTACTTTTCCTAATATGTGGTATTATATTAATAGTAATTGAAGTAACCCGTGTAGATAGAGAATGTCCGAAACAGAAGGTGGTGTTCAGGTATATTCCGAGGACCTTCAACGAAGAACAGAATGAGCCAGTCTACCCCTCCCAGATCTTCCAAAGTATGTTCACTCAACCAACTGCGTGGATTCGGGGTATATACGATTATGATTTTCGTAAGGCCGAAGTTGTAAATAAGTTCTTTGTTAGCCAGATGTAAATGCGTCATAAATCATGTTATTTTTTAGAATAAAATAAATAAATAACCTTAAATCCATAATTATCAAATAGATTTTTTACATCATTAATGTCTAATTCTGCGAATTGTTTTATTGTTTCCGATAAAATTTCCAAGGAACTATCTTTATTATCCGGATTATATCTTATGAAGATACAAGGCATACCTAATTTGGCGATAATATCATACATTCTTGCTTTGTCACACTCATATCCAGTACCTCTATGTTCAAATTCATCTATTTCAACTATTAAATTATAATAGTTAAAATCAAATCTAACATCTGGATATAACCGTCCTCCGGTGCATTCCGTTCCCACAGATTTATTATGTGTAAACTCATATTCTGACAAATTTTCTCTTAAAAATTTAATAACTGCTAATTCTTTCTCTTTAATATATTTAATTTTATTATCAATACCTTTACAACAAAAACAAATTTGTCCATTCGTTCGAAATAGCAGGCAATTTGGACAATATAAACATTTAATACAACCCCAACCTCTCATATGTGAGCTTGGCTCTTGTGAAAATTCTCCATGGTTTTTACATATAATAATTATTTTTGTTTTATTATTGATGTAGTTTACTTTAGAATAATCATATTTCTCACCATGAAATTTAACAGATTTTTCAATGAATTCGTCTAAACTATTACGACATTTGTCAGCACTTTTAATTTGACCACAATCATAGCATCCTCTACCGAATATATGTGCACCCGCTATTTGATAAAATTCACCATGTTCTTTACATTTAATTAATACTTTCTCGCGACTATTTTTATATATGACTTGCGAGTAATCATATTTATTATTATGAACCTCGTTTGCTTTTTCAATAAACCATTCCAAATCTTGTCTATGTGTAGCTCCTATTTTATCTGCCTTACAATCTTCGCACCCCGCACCGTTCAAATGACTACAAGGTTGTTGTTCAAATATTTTATTGTGTTGTTTGCATTTAATTTTTATGTTTGTATGAGCATCAATGTACATCGTTTCCGAATAGTCAAAATTATCTTCATGAATCTTTTTGGCCCGTTTTATAAATTCCTCTGTCGTCAAAGTCTGTTTCTTTTTTGAATTATCTCGCCCACATTCTAAACATCCACTTCCTTTCAAATGATTTTTTGCTAATTGTGTAAAAAGTCCATGAATCGGACATTTAATCGTTATATTTTTAAGGCTTCCTTCATATATTGATTCTGAATAATCATATTTATTGCCATGCATCTCTTTTGATTTTGTTATAAATTCATCTTGTGCTGATTTAAATTTTTTTCTTTTTTCTTCTTTATTCATTTACCAATAATAAATGATAACCAATTAAATAAATATCGCCATTTTATTGTTCAATTTTTTATAATTGAATAATAATAAATATTAATTTAAATGAAAATATAAATTAAAAATAATTTAATTAGATGCGCTAGCTGTCTTCCCCTTCTTATTTAACATGTCCTTATACATTTGTTGCAAATGGTTGATCTTATCATCAACTGTAGCCAAATTGTCAACTGATTTCTGAATATCTTCTTCCGTCTTCGTTATACGTTGTTTTTCACTCTTAACCAATTGCTCTTTTTCCTTTAACTCTTCTGTAATTGGACCACTCTTAAATCTGGAATCCTCTAATTCTTTCATCTTCTGATCTATCTTCTCATTAGTTCTATTTTCCAATTTCTTTCTCATTCTATCCTTTTGTTTATCGGATCTTACAGCTTCCTTTCTAACGTTTTCTTCTAATATTTCACGTTTACGTTCTTCTTCGAGTTTGTGCGCCTTAACTCTATTCTTCTTATATTCAGAAACAAGTTTTTGCAATCTCTTATCAGCATATTGTTGATCATCAATGGTATCAGGATTTGGGTCCCACCCAAGCCACTTTCCTGTTTCTCCAACGAAGATATGAAAGTCTGGATCAACCGATTGTAAGAATTTAGCTCTTGCACTGGCTTCTTCCTTTGTAGCATACACACCACGGATTTTAACTCCACGGAAATTACAATTTTTTACAGTTTCAGGACTTATAAATGATATACAACACCATAATTGGTTAGGAATAACTGGATCCTCATAGAGCTGGTCAATTTGTTTGCCAGTTTCTTGTGCTGTTTCTCGTTTAGTTTCCTGTTTAGTTTCCTGTTTAGTTTCCTGTTTAGATTCCTGTTTAGATTCCTGTTTAAACTCCAAACTATGATTTTGGTTTTGTTCTGAATTATTAGCAGTCATTATATATATTATATTTGTATTTTCTTTTTAAATGATTTAACACACTTTTTACGAATATATACAAACATATACAAACATACATAAATTTATGGTAATTTAATAAAGAACAATCGGATAATATAAATCGAGGAATAAGAAACATATTGTTATTAACATTGATAACATAATAATATCCATTGTAGTTAACTTTGCTCCACAAACTAATACAGAACTGATAAAAACTAACAGGAACATAAAAATGTATCTGAGGAATCTTCTTAAATATATTGTATACATGACTTCAAATATAATATATCTAAGAATATATTTTAAAAGATCATTTAAAATATAATAAAATATATCGAAATCTAAATAATTTATTCATAATTTTTATCTGGAAGGACAAGATTCAGTATATTTTGATTTGTTTTTCCGTAATAATAACCGGCCAATAATAATAGTAATATTGCCTGTATTTTTTTAATAGTCTCATCATCACCCGGCACCTTTAAATTTAAATTCAAACTATTAGGATCAATTATTTTTTCTACATTATATGTACTAATAGTTGGTGAAATTTCTTTGATTATCTCCATATCGTTTGGATTGATAGTTATTTCAAAATCATTAATATCTAGGCTTGTTATATACATTTTTATATATCTAATTATATCATACTTGTATAATATAACTAATTGTTTAAATATAATTTTTTTTGGTAAAAATTTAAATATCCATACTTGAATCAAAAGGCCAATTAAGATCATTACATATTTTCTCCCAAATGGCTTCTTGTGTACGTAATTTTTCTCTACTTTTAAGTAATTCGAAATAGTGACTATATTCCTTCAATTTAAGAATCATAAATATTTTATGTAAAACATATGAATAACTCAAAAAGTTTATTCTCGATGTAGGACAATGTCGTATAAATGGTTCTTGAATTTGTTTAAACATATATTTAATTTTTTCTTCAGTTTCTCTACTCAGGGATGGTGGCGCTCTACCTGTTAATCTACTGACTATGTAAACTGTATGTTCATAATATTCGCTATATTTTAGCTTCTTTAATATATTTTTAACACGTTGTATTGTAATCTCATTAATCTTTGAGATTTTAGCTTTCTTTAATTCCGCTCGTATACTAGTATACACTTCGTCGGGAATTTCTGTTGATTCTTTTGCTTGACGTTTAATCTAATTAATTACCTGGTTATTAATAGGTAATTAATCCTTGTATCTTCGATCACTTACTATCTTATTATACAAGCCATGTTTCCATGGAGACGGACTATATCTTAAACCGATTTATTAAAATCGATCCATTTCCATTTAGTCTCTGAGCCTTCAACCTAATTTTAAACTAGGGAGTTTGGTTGCGGATTATCCAATTTTTTATACTTATTACCATTGGGGTCGGCAGTTAACCGAGTTCCTTCATCAAATTACTTTAACAAAGTGGTATATAAAAACTTAAGGAGTTTCCCGCAATTTGAAAATGTTGCCGATTTACGATTACTAATAAGTTTTTTCATCGTAAATGACTAGCAAGAATACACTTTTAATGCTTGCTATTCCAGTCACAAAGTTTAACTGGTTCAACCCAATGAACCCCGACACGATACATTTATTATAAAATGTTTGAATCATAACGTGTCCTCAATACTTTTGATTAGCAATATCTCCACGTATTGAGCTTAGATCTCTCTAAGGGTTTGGACTATACCTTACACCACATAAATTATCGTATATAAATATGTGACGCACAAACATCTAGTCTCTGAGCCTTATTCTTAATTAAGAATCTTGGTTGCGGATTATCCAATTTTTAAGATTTTTACTATTATTCGGCAGTATCGTCGCCTTCGGCTATTAACCGAGGTTCCATAATATTATTACTAATACTAGGTAGTACTTAAAACTCTAAGGAACTTCCCGCAATTTGAATGTGTTGCCATCTATTAATTACTTATTGCATTAAATAAATTATTTGTTTCATTAATAGTGACTAGCAGGTTACACGCTTTTCACGCCTGCTGTTTGGAACTACAAATCATTGTCTATTTGTATATTATCATCCTTATTATTATTTATATATTGGTTTTTTTGCTCAATTAGATTTCTTAAGAAATCAAGAGTATCATTATATTTTTTTTCCATTGTAAAATGGGTGTCGCAAATTTTTTTCTTTATCTGTTTACCTTGAAGCTGAAAATTATTTATTTGATATCCTATATTTTTTCCGTTAACATTAACATAAGTGACATTTCTAGGTAATTTTTTTGTCGCATCATCTTTCCTTTTGGTGTTGTCACCACAATACCCAGCTTTTATAAGATCATCTGGAATTACTTCGACAAATACTGCATCTTTATTTTTTATGTCTAATTCTTTTAAATAATTTTTAACTGCAAAAAGAGCTTTAACGGTAGTACTATATTCTTTGAATTCCTTTTTTTCATATGGTTTTCCTTCATGATCTGGAAATCCTTCAACATAATAGCCTATTAATTTAGCTTTAGAATATATAGGATATACATACTTCGGTAATTTTTCTAATTGTTTATCAGTTTTGATTTTGATAATTTTTTCAAGTATTTTTTCTGGATTGATACAAGCATTTTCTTCTTCTTTAGTTTCATTGTTTTGTTTATATTCATTATAAACATCCAATTTCTCTTTCAAGAATAGATCAGCTTTTCGTTTGGCTTCATCCAAAACATTTGAAATAAATACTTTGTCAATTATTTTATTATCATCGTTTCTGTATTTTACAACATAGCCGCCTAATATACCATCTATTTTCCTGTCAACAACATGAGGTTTATAATCCTTTTTCTTATATTGTTTACTAATTTCTGTTATAATTGTGTTTTTATCATTAATATCTACATTGACATCGACATCATCAATTTCACAAATATCATTAGATTTTATAACAGTTTCTGTAGTTATTTTTTTGATGTTAATTTTGGTTTCATCAAAATTATGTTTCTTTTTAAGTTCATCAATATAAGATTTAGATTTACTAAATAAATCCTCAAGTTTTTCAGGTGTTGGTTTACAACAAGTAAAATCTTTGTGTTCGTAAGTTGTGCTATTAGGAACAGGAAAATCTACTCGATATCCTATTATATTTCCATCCCTTCTTCTAACTCGTATGAACAAAGGTAATTGACTATCTTCATCATGTTTTCTTCTAACAATAAATTTCGTCTTAGTATTTCTTTTCTCAATACGTACTTCATCAGATAATTTACCGTTGAAACCACCGGGTTTCAAGTTATACCCATTTGGAATCAGTGTATTATATTTCTGTATGCACTCAATTTCTTTTTCATTTATTTTTTCGATTGGTACATTGTCAGCGACGATTTCTATCACAAAATCATTTTCACCATATTTTCTAATTGCATTATTTAGATAGGTACAATGATCTTTAGATGAATTCAACGCTTCATACACATGCGATTTCCATCTTTTAATTGATCCCCATTTAGTACATCCTGAAACATATTTCATTGCCTGACCGATGTATGATTTACCGGAAGTTTTTGATGTTATTTTATAAATTTCAGCCATATTGTATTTATCTCCAGGTTCTATTTCATTAATAATTTGCGACATTTTAATATATAAATATTATATGTGTAATATTTCTTTAACTATATTACTTTTATAAGGATAATGTTTAATAGATAATTTATTTTTATTAAATATATTTTCAACTTTTAATATTAATTAAAATATGACGATATAACTTAATAAAATAATGTTTTACCCATAATATAGGCTATGACTCGGCAAAATTCCATTAAATGGTTTATTCTTTTATATGGATAATGTACCTTTTCAACGACTGTATCTTTATGGCTCGGTATTTCACTTTCAATGATGATCGGCTCAGCTTCGCCGCATTTGACGCATACACAAATCCCTTCAGATTGCAATATTGTTTTCTCGATACCACATGTTCCACATAATTTTAATCTATCTTTTTTATCTTTTTCGATTGATGTTTTGTTTATTATTTTCATATAATTATCAAATAATGTTGCCTTATTTGTAACTACATATTCTATTTTATTTTTTGTTTTTGTTTCCTCGGCCTTAGGATTGCTTAGTTGTTCCTCAGTTTTTGTATTATTTTTGACATTTTCTGTATTAACAGTTACTGGGCCAGAGAAAAAGTCTAAAATATTTGTTGTATCATTGATGTCTGATTTTCTCATACGTCTACGTGTTATCTTCTTGGGTTTTCTTTTCTGTTGACTCAATAATTGTAATTCACGTAATTTCTTTTTTCCATCATCGAGTTCTGTATCATAGTCTCCATCTTTTTTGTTCTGATTGTTACCATCACTGAGATATTTGTCATTAAGTGTGACTTCAAAATGCCCAGTTAATGTGTCGATATTATTGTTTGGAGGTAATGTCCACTGAGTATTTTGATAATCAACATGTTCTGCATTGTTTGAATTATTCAAATCAGTATCATAATAGTAATCCAATGCGATGTCATAAATATTACTATAATACTCCAATTCGCTAACATTATTTTCAATATCATATATTTCACTAGTAATTGTATTAATTTCATCTTTCAATGAAGATTTCTTTTTCATATATAACATTGGATCACTAAATTGATTCACATTAATTGATGAAAAAGATGCTTCTAAATGTGATAAACGATTTTTTAAATCAGTCAAATTGTTTCTTCTACTATCAAAATTGGTAACGTGTTTACGATGAATTGTATCCAATGTATCGATATTTGACAGATGTTTAATCTTGTCGGGCTTGTATTTAAATGCAGACATTATTATATAATTCCTATTATGTAGTTTGATCTTTAAGTGAAGAATAAATATATATTCATAATAAACAAATAAAGTGGTAGGGGAATAAATGTGTTAAATATATATTTACTACTAATCGATATATGTAACAATGACTACACATTGACAACATATTTGATTTCGTAATGCGTTTTACAAAAATGTAATATATTTATAATAAATATATATTTGTTTAAAATATAGTTTTATTTTGCATTATTGCATTAAGATAGCAGAATAATATATTGAATGATGAGAGAACAAATGATAATGTTCCTGCAAATCACAGCAATATGTAACGCAATATTAATGGGATGGAAGGTGAAAGTAAATGGAAATAAAATAATTATGAGAAAGAAATTAACTGATATGACTGAGATAGATTATGATATACCAAGATTAATTGAAACATTGATGGAATTAGAATAATTTTTTAAAATATTTTGAATAAAACTTTAATATTTAAAATATATCATAAATAATTAGTAATAAACAATATTAATAATTTAAAATGGATGAAGTAAAAGAGGTAGTTAAAACTGTTGAAAATGACATAACTTTATCTTACAATGAAATTAAAACACAAATTGAGGATAAAGTTATTGAAAAGGTTGAGGACAAGATCGAAGATAAAATTGTTGATAAAGTAACAGATGTCATGGTAAATGCATCAGTATATTTAATGAAACAAATGGAAAATGAATTATCAAAAATGGAAGAAATTGATGAAATGCACAAAAAGGTTATAAGTAGTTACAGAACCAAAATGCATAAATATTTTTTGAATCAGTAATTTAATTAATTTAATAAAATATTGATTTTAATTTAAACAAATCACATAATGATATATGTGATTGTATTATGTTTTATGTTAAATTATTAGATGGGAAAAAAGTGTGAAAAAGTAAAAGATGGTAAGAGATGTATTAAATGTGCAGTTTATGGAAAAGAAGGAGGAAATGCTGTATATTGTAAAGAACATAAAGATGAATTAGTTGATACAGAAAGTTATATTGATGTCATACATAAAAGATGTTTAGGTGAAAATTGTAAAATGTCTCGCATTTTCGGACCAATTGGAGGAAAACCATTATATTGTGAAAAACATAGTGAAAAGAAAATGATTAAATTGATTAATAAAAAATGTAATACCGAAGGTTGTAAAATACAAGCATACTATGGGTATATAATTGATAATAAACCCATTAAATGTTTACAACATAAAGATGATAAAATGATTGATGTAAAAAGTTCACGTTGTATAGAAACAGGATGTAAATTTAGACCGTTGTTTAATAAATTAGGTGAGACAAAACCCTTGTATTGTTCTGAACATATAAAATATAAACTCGGTATGATAAATATTGTTGGAAAATGTAAAGATCCAGAATGTGAAAAATCTGCCATTTATGGCGAAATTGGTAAATCTCCACAATTTTGTAAAGAACATAATATTGATGGGTTATCAGATCTTGTCAGTAAAAAATGTATAATAAGTGGATGCAAAAAATCACCAAGTTACAATTATTCTGATAAAAATAGTCCAATCTATTGTGCTCAATGTGCAAGAAATCATATTGATTTTGATAAAATGATTGATGTAAAACATAGTAAATGTAAATATGACGGGTGTGATACAATACCAACTTATGGTATTCACGGAAAAGAAGCAATTTATTGTAGTGAACATAAAAATGAAGAAAATGGGTTAGTTGATGTTAAACATAAAACGTGTTTATCAGAATGGTGTAATGTTATTGTTAAAGGAAAATATAATGGTTACTGTTTATTTTGTTATATAAATTTATTTCCCGATAAACTAGTTACAAGAAATTATAAAACAAAAGAGAAAAGTGTTTCGGATTATATTTTAGAATCATTTCCTGAATATGGTTGGATAATGGATAAAAGAATCGTTGATGGATGTTCAAATAGACGACCAGATTTATTATTAGATTTAGGAGAAAAAATCATAATTGTTGAAGTAGATGAAAACCAACATACTGATTATAATTGTAGTTGTGAAAACAAACGATTAATGGAGATATCAAAAGATTTAGGACATCGAAATATAATATTTATAAGATTTAATCCTGATGATTATAAAGATAAAAATTGTATTAAAATTAAATCATGCTGGAAACAAAATAAAAATGGATTACTACAATTAGATGATAAAGATGATTGGAATAATAGATTGAAAAATTTAAATAATCAAATACAATATTGGATTAATAATAATTCAGATAAAATGATAGAAATAATTCAATTGTATTATGATCAAACATAATTTTTTTGTGTTTTTTTTGTGTTTTTTTTGTGTCAATATTTGAAAAGTCATCTACTGAACAAATTATATGTGTTTTTAATGTGTGTTAAACAATATGATCTGTTCTGAATATATAGTAATCTTATTTTTATTTATTAAAATGCAATGTTTTTTTTCTCAGATAATGATATAAATATAATACTAAATTATGTGTGGAGGCGGTCAACAATAGGCCGATGTCATAGTAAAAGCTATGGCAAGTCGAAATCATGGTCGGCAACACTTTCAAATTGCGGGAACATCTTTAGAGTCTTTACTCCTAAGCTATTTATATAAATATAATAGTGGCTACAGGGAAACTTGTAGGTAGAGGAAAAATGTAAAGAATTAGACAATCCGCAACTAAGTACCTAAAAATCATATTATGATTCACGGTATATGCTCAACGACTAAATGGAAGTGGGAGTTTTTTATTATTTTATATATACAAATAAAAATCTCTTAAGATATAGTCTAGTCCCGGCAGAGATGTCGTCATTACGTAGTTATTAATTAATCCATAATATTAATTAATTGATAACGAAATAATGAGCGAATTTATAATCAAATTCGTGGTAATTCGTTAATGCAGCTTGTTGCATACGGTGCACAAGACGTTTACCTTACTGGTAATCCCCAAATAACTTTCTGGAAAGTCGTATACAGAAGATACACCAACTTCTCAATCGAAACCATTGAACATCCACTCGGTGGAAATCCAAACTTCGGTCGTAAAGCTACAGTTACCGTCATCAGAAATGGTGATTTAGCTTCAAGAATATTCTTGATGGTTCAATTAGACACTGTCAATTGGCTCGCTAGACGTGAATTAGCTGCTGATTGCAAACTCCCAAGATTCGCTTGGGTCAGAAGATTAGGTCATGCTTTGATCAGATTCTGCAATGTCGAAATTGGTGGTTCTGAAATCGACAAACAATACGGTACCTGGTTAGATATCTGGTACGAATTAACTCACGACAATGATCAAGATAGAGGTTACAACCACATGATTGGTGATGTCGATGAATTAACAAGACTCGACGAACCCGATGGTCAAGGAAACATTAAAGATCATTACACTTTGTACATTCCATTACAATTCTGGTTCTGCAGAAACAGTGGTCTCGCTTTACCTTTAATTGCCTAAATTTGTTGGGCCGAAAAGTATCATTCCTGTTCGAAAATCTCAATAAGATCGGGGAAAATAATTTAGTGGTTGAGAAAATAATTTAATAATTATTACCACAGATGCTAGTAGAATTTATTTATTCTGCAACAAAGTCAAATTGCGGGAAATTCCTAAAGCCTTAAAATTATTTAAAGTGAAATTAATATATTTACATAAATGAAAACATGTAAAAAATGTGGAATTGAAAAGAATTTATTCGATTTTCATAAAAGTAAAAATTCCCCTGATGGATATAGATATGAATGTAAACTATGTAGACAAACATATAATATTGAAAACAGTGAGAAAAAAAAAGCATATAATTTGAAATATTATGATAAAAATAAAGATAATATTTTAGATAAAAATAAAGAATATAGAAAAATGAATGACGAAACTATTAAAATACAGAAAAAAGTATATAGGAAAAATAATGCTGATCACATTAAATTGAAAAATAAAGAATATTTACCCATTAGAAAACAAAAAATCAAAGAAAGACGTAAAGTTGATATATCTTTTAGAATATCTGAAACTTATAGATCTAAACTTCACAGAGCAATTAATACTAATAAAGTTAGATATTATGAAATGCTTGGATGTACAATTGATTATTTGAAGAAATGGTTAGAATTTCAATTTGATGAAACAATGTCATGGGAAAATTATGGAGAATCATGGCATATTGATCATATTATACCTATTAATAGTTTTAATTTCAAAAATGATTTAGAAAAAAAATTATGCTTTAATTGGAAAAATTTACAACCCTTAGAATCTAAGGAAAATATTGATAAATCTGATAATATTCAAATTAAATATATAGAAAAATTGTTAATTAATTTAACAAAATTCGTTCCACAAGAAACTTTAAATAAGGAATACCAAGAATTAAGGGTAACTTTAATTTGGCTCAGAGAAAAACTGAGGTATGGTAACAATTTCCAGGATGAAGAATTATTAAATAAAATAATTCATAAAATGGATAATCCGCAACTAAATACCATTATAATTTAATGGTTAAATGCTCAACGACTAAATGGCTTTGGGGTCTTTTAATTAAAGATCTTAAGATATAGTCTAGTCCCTTTAAAATATGTCGAAAGACAGGGTATACACGTACAATATCACGAAGTTAGACTTAACTTCGATTTCGAAGATGCCCACAGACTTATTGTTTGGCAAACCGATGATGCTGGTAACGTACCAGACTTGAGATGTCTCGGAATGAGAGAAGCCTCTATTTTGATTGATTACGTTTACTTAGATTCAGTCGAAAGAAGACGTTTCGCTCAAGTCGGTCACGAATATTTGATTGAACAAGTACAATTCACTGGTGATGAAACAATTACTGGTAACGCCAAGAGTTCCAACATCCAATACAAATCTAAATTGGGATTCAACCACCCATGTAAAGAATTGATCTGGGTTATTAAAAACTCAACCTTCGCTGGAGATGATAGAGTTTCTGGAGGTTTCGGTGTTGGTCACAGTTTCTTGTGCTACACCCATGCTAACGAAAGCTGGCATGAGGCTCTTAGAGAAGCCGGTAACAACATTGCCAACGGTATGATGGAATTAAGTCAACAAGGTTGCCACCACCACGGTTCCCAATTGACTGATGTATATGTACACATTCCATTGAATGGTCCAGTTGTTACAGCTGATATTGCCACCAGACCAAACCACTCAATTAGATTCAACATCTTTGTTAACGGAACTGGAGCAACTCACTTGACTGTTTGCAGATACCCATTGTACACTGGTATCCCAACTTCAACTGGTGCTAGCGGTTTCAACTATGCTGATTACTTGAACACTGTCCAAGTCAACGTTGATGCCACAACTGGAACATTCGTTGCAACTGTTCTCGATCAAACCTTGACTCTTACTGATGTTTCCATCCCAACTAAATCCAACGGATTGATTGATCTTAGATTCAACACCAACCAAACTGGTAATCCAAATGATGTTTTCCTCGTCCAATTCAACAACTACGGTCTTAGACTCGATGGAAGAGGTAACCCAGTTGCTGAAGCTGTTATCCAATTGAACGGTAACGACAGATTCCCACCAAGAAGAGGAAGCTACTTCAACTATGTCCAACCATGGCAATACCATACACACACCCCAGCTGATGGTGTCAATGTGTACAGTTTCGCCTTACACCCTGAACAACATCAACCATCTGGTACTTGCAACTTGTCTCGTATCGATAACACTGTCTTACAACTCACTTTACACGATCCATTGAGAACATTGTTCGGCAAAGCTCATCAATTACATATTGATATCAGTGATGCTAAATTGTTCGTTTATGCATTCTCATACAACGTTTTGAGAATAATGTCAGGAATTTTTGGTCAAAACCGCTTGTTCCTAACAGTCAGATGCCTTATAAGTAGGTTGATAAACTTATATAGGGAAAACATTGTAAATCAACCATTGTTCTTATGACTACATAGAACAATATATAACTGGCTAGTCTTTAGAATTTATATCAAATTCTATAGGCAACAATTCCAAATTGCTGGAACTTCCTTAGAACTTCAAGTACTACCTATTATTAGTAATAATAATATAAAGGGAACTCGGTTAATTGCCGAACACAATAGTAAAAACCTTGAAGATTGGAAAATCAGCAATCAAGCCTTCAATATCGCTACGCAAGATATTTTGGAGGAAGACTCAGAGACTAGATGGTTTTGGGCTTTAGGATTATTAGCAATAATCCCATGATAAGCATAAGGTATAGTCCGGCTCTTGTAGAAATATAAGAGATTTTTAACACCCTATTTTATTAGTTCACTATTATAAGTAACTGGTAAAATCATAACGGGGCGGTTTGGCTTACAGTAATTAAACAAATTAATACAAAAAATTGACTTAATTAGATTAAGTTATTTAAAGATTCAATAATATAATAATATTATTAAATATGAACAGATTTACTTACAATGAAACAGACAATTATTTTACAGTGGAATTTGGAGATAAAAAGATTTTAATTGATCCGTCTAAGTTGGAAAATTTATTTTTTGATGACAGAGCGCGTACAAATACAATTAAATGGAAAGAAGAAATTGGAGGCGATTTATATTTTCTTGATACAAATCAAAAAAAAATAAATATGCTTGAAAAAATTTATAATATTCCGTATGAAAATTATACTTGGGAATTCAAAAATGGAAATAATTTAGATTTAAGAAAATGTAATATGGATATTAAACCCTTGATAAACATTAAATTACCAAAAAATTTAATCATAATACAAGAATTTATGGGCCATTTGTCTTTACTGGGTAAAAGTGCGGGAAAAAATAAAAATCCTTATTGGCTTGTTAAAGACGAAACAATACAAACGGATCCCTTTTATGTAATGTTTTGTGAAAAAGAATCATTTTGTTATTTTTCCCAAGAATCATTGAAAGATATTGTCAATGATAATAATTACACTTGGTACCTTATGCAAAATGGATATATTGGTGCACATATAAACAACACAATTATTTATATGCATCAAATAATTATGAACTATTATGCACATGGTAATAAAACAGAAAATATCGATCACATTAACAGAAAGAAACTTGACAACAGAACTGTTAATTTAAGAATAACTACACAATCTGTCCAAAATTCTAACAGAGATAAATCTGCACGTAAATGTAATGCAAAACCATTACCCGAAGATATGAAACAAAGTGATTTACCAAAATACGTTGTATATTATAAAGAGAAAACAGGGAATGGGTTTCGTGAATTTTTTAAAATAGAAAAACATGCTTCTTTAGAAAAACCATGGGCAACAACTAAAGCTAAAGATGTTTCTATTCAAGATAAATTGAAACAAGTAAAGGATAAACTAAGTGAATTAAATGAATTAAATGAAATAAAATAATATTAACCATCTATTTGTATTAAATTATTTTTCTTTATAGGATTCAATTTGTTATTGTCAACAATCATTTTAATTTTGGATATAAAATCATCCAATGAATAGTCATTTTTCATTAAATTACACACACCACAACAACTTACAACATTGTCTTTATTGTATGATTTATTACTATCTAATCTATCTAATGCATTTTTATTATTATTTGTATTTTTGCAATAATAGCAACAATATTTTATCGTATTTTCATATTCATCTTTTGACAATTCAAAATTTATATTTCTCAATTTTGCTTTGTATTTTACATCAGTATATGTTTTTTTTTCAGTAGTTGTGATAAATATTTTTGATGGATAATTTTTGAATATATTCAAACAATAATTTAAGAAATCATCTAATTTTTTTTGTCCCTTAATTATATTACATTGAGCACAACACGGATTTACATTATTTTTTAAATAATCTTTTTCGTTATCTATCCTATCTATACCATGTTCATAATCAACTACAACTTTCTTGTTACAATAAGCACAATTTTTATTCCTTATTTTAAGTATTTCTTCATCTGATAACTCTATTTGTCGTCCCATTTTTAATGCACCTTTTTTAAAATCTCTTAAAATATCATCTATTTTTCGTCTGCATTGTAAACATCTCACAAATTTAGAATTTATTTCTAATTCATTTCTACATCCTCTTGTATATTTAATGCATGGTACTTTTCCTCTCGTTTTAACTTCATCAACCCAAATTTCGATACGATGTTTTCCACAATATTTTGTTCCGTTAAATTGTTTTCTAATTTGTGGTTTTTTTATATTTTCGTCATTATCTTCATCTTCATTATGATCATCTTTGTCATCTTCATTATCTATATAATCTTCATTATCTATATAATCTTCATTATCTATATAATCATCATTCTTTTTATAATGATGATTTTTTTCCAAACATTTCAAACAATCAGGCAATTTCTTTTTCTTTTCTCGAGCTTTTTCTCGATCGTTTTTACCTATATCCAAACACGAATCACATAATCCAGTACCATAATTTCGTTTAAAACATTCTATTGTCATAGCTTTTCTACATCTTGAACAATCAATTAAATTCTTCATTTGTTCATCTGTATAATTTTCTTGAAAATTATGGGGTTTACATGTACTAAAATTTTTTCTTGAAGGATTATCACAGTTCTCATTACCAATACATATTCCTTTACACATTTTTATAGGACCTTTTTTTCCTCTTTCTTTTGCTCGGTATACGGCACTTTTTTCTTTACATAAATGGCAATGTCCTGTAATTTTTTCTTTGAACATTTTACTACATCTAGAACATTTAGTCAAATTTTCTAAATCTTTTTCTGTATAATCCTCTTGATGATCGTGATTTTCACATGTAGTTAATCCTTCTCGAACATATTCCCCACAGATTGTTTTAGGATTACGACCTTTACATAACTGATTTTGCATTTTTATATTTTCTCATATTTTATATTAAATTGTTTAATGATTAATATTTAATAAATCAATTTTAATAGAAAATATTTAATTATATTATTCCATGTTTTCTTCATCTAATTCTCTCATTTTATTTTTAACTATTTGTTCTTTTAATAACAATCTCTTTAATTCATTGATAAAATCGTGTTTATCATTAAAATTATCAATATATATTTCATGCGGAGTTATATTTATATATATTTCTTTTAGAAACATCATTCGGATCGCAACTAAATATATTAATAAAGTTATCATATGATTTTTTATTATCATATTCCTGACTGATAAAAGTCACACAAGAATATTCATTATATAATTCATCTTTTAAATCATCCTTAAAACCATCATCTAAATCTAATATTCTTTCAAATAACCAATATACACGCTTATTTTCGACATCAAAATGTATCAATTTCTTTTTTTCCATTACTTTATTATTCGCATGTGCTGATAAATCTAATAAATATAATTTTATTTCATTATCATAATCAAACATATCGTGCATATATTCATTATCTGGAATTAATAGATAGGGTTTATCTATTTTAACATTATAATTATAACTACATGTAAGATTTTCATCTTTACAATTAAATGGATGCACAATTGTTATATAATCATTAAATTGATATAATTTATTTTGTATATCACTTGTTTTCATAATACCTCTTATATAAAACCGTTGTCCATATATTATATCATTATTAGGATTATTATCTTTAGCTATTTTTTCAAACCACTGATCAAAACATGGATTTTCATTTATATCAAACATATTTTCATGCACAATAACATTTTTATCTATAATATTCAATCCGGGTTGCGATGTTGTAACTAAAAAATTATTATCGAGTAAATATTTTACACTATCAATATCAATATGACTGTGTTCATTTTCGTCTTCAATTTCATCATCAAATCCTATAAATATATCTATTTCTTTGTCAATACATTTTTTCATTAATTTACATAATTCTTTGAATGTTTCTGCATCTGACCAATCGTTTAATTCTTTTTCTTGTGTCATTTCTTTTTATATTTATTGTTATTTTAATATATTGCAATGCATTTTTAAGCTGTATCATAAATTTTTTATTATTATTTTATTATATGATTTCGGGCGTAAATATCGATGCTTATAACTCATTCAATCATACAATCCGGCAATATTACATTAAATGTTCTAAGCATCATAATCAACGCCTGATTATATAATATTTATTCAATAAGTGAACATATATACAGACTATTTAACATTATGATATTTATAAATTAAAAATATATTATGATATTGCTATGATAGGTTTTTTCTTTCCATAAAAATAATTATATAAATACTCTCTACGTTGTTTATTGTCTATACAAATGATCTCCGAAATGTCAGGTTTATAACCTAAACTAATAACATAATCAATAATACCTTCATTATAATTATGTTTCATTGCTGTTTCAAAACAATAATTATCTGCAATTTGATCATTTTCTTTAATATACATATCAATTATTTCACGAGGTGCCTCTTTGAACAATATAATTAATTTAATATAATTTTGATCCATTTTTGTTAAATATTCGCAAGGAATATACGAATGTGTTATACATAACTTGAATAATTCAATATCATATTTTATATCGTACACTTCAAGATCATCAATTATTTTATCATATTTTAATGCACAATCAACAACATTAACATTTATATGAAATCCATAATTAACAAGCACTTTCACAATATTATTAAATTCGTCTTTATAACTCGATTGACACAACAATTCGAAGCATTTCATATCCGGCGTCAATTTGTACGACAATAAAATATCTAATACATTACTATCAGTTCCAAATTCACATATTTTATATAACATATTCTGATCAATCAATGAATTTATGTTATCAATTTGTTTTGCATATTTGTCAAACAAAATTTTGTTAATACATATTATGGGAAATATTTCTTTTTCATTATCATTCAAATCTTTTTTATCAATCAATGATAACATTTTTTCCATACTAATATAATTTAATCCAGAAACTAAACATACTCTCCGATTTTTCATAATAAAATTTATAAAATCAGCACATTTAATTATATATGGCTGTGTTATAAACTCTAAATACATATCTGTTTCTACTCTGTTACATGCTTGGCAATTCAATATTACTGATATTAATATATTTGGATTCATTATATGTTGTAACTCATCGATCATTGTTTTAATAATTTTAACTTTATTATTTATAATGTCTCTATTATCTGCAACTATTGATAAAAGATTTTTAAACATTTCAATATTATATTTGTATTTATATTGTTTGTATAAATCCAATACATCTTGACACACCCAAGAATTTTGTACTAAAACAACAAAAAAATCATCATGAATAAAAACATTAGCATCCATTAACGTTTTGAGAGAAGAATTCATCGTTTCATTTGTTTCATAATCCTCAAGTAACATTTTTTCGAATTCAATAAGTTTTCCATCTTTTTTATATAATAAATTTGTAAGTCCATAATAACGAAGGTGTTTAGATTTATATTTGCTGTTAACATATTGTATATAACAATAGGTAAACAGTGATTTATTTACAATATCTTTATCGTTATCACCGAACATTAATTTCCAACATAAATCAGTTATTTCTTTTCCTGTTACATTATGCGAAATATCTATTATTACTTTATCAATAAGTTGTTTTTGTTCAACATTAAATATTAAATCATATTTATTTCCTATATAATTATGAAAAAAGTTTCCGTAGTTTCTATGAGTCAAATACTTATAAATATTATTAATATCTTGTTTTACATCATTGCAATTTGTAAAATTAAATAATCTGTATTTTTCATCGTATTTTTTCAATAATTCATAGACCTCCATTTTATTGTTATTTTTAATTATTTTATTGGTGATATTTATTATTATTAATATTAGTATAAATATCAATTTTTTGATTAAAATTATTTATTCGTGATGTCAACTTATGTCTTAAATCATAATAAATTAATCCTTATGATTCCTAAATGTTTCCGTCAATAAATCTAAATCTAATGCCGGAAAACGAACATGGTAAGTTATTATAGTCTTGTCGTCATCAACAGTCACTGAAATACTCGGAACCCAATTTTCACTAAAATTATCACAACAAAAATTTATTCTTATTTTATTGTACAATTTATTATTTTTAATAGCAATATCAAAAAATCTTTTCATATCATCCGAAGTAGAAAACTGGATCCATACAAAACCAATAGGAACATTATTTTCACAAGAATTTTCCGTATTAATTTTTAGTCTCCATAGTTCTTTAATAAGAGGTGCTATCTTCACATCAATCTCTACCAATTCATCTTTTGAAAAATGCTTTAACTTGACAGTTTCATGTACTTGACATTCACAATACGCTCCAACTATTTTTGCAAATTTATGAGAAATTCCATTAATATATTGTTTGATTAACTTATTTTTGAGCATATTAGGATTTATATTTATCATCAATTTATTATGTATTTTTTCAAGTACTTGAAGACTTTTATTATAATATATTTTCTTTTTCTCTTTCTGTTCGTTTCTGGGAGTTCCAATTAATTCGTTTTGCAGTTCATTTACTTCGATCAATAATTTTTCTGTATTTAAATCATATTCCATAATTTTTACTTTAATTAAAATAAACAAACATACAAATATACAAATGAAACAATTGAACGTATTGATTGATATATATTCAATTTTATAAAAAAATGAATATAACATTGTATACCAATAATAGAATTATTTTCTGTTACTTTTATATTAAGGCGCATATAAATGGAGTTTCCAGATCTAGGAAGCCAATGTAGTGTTAAACAATGCGGACAATTAGATTTCTTGCCGTTCAAGTGTAACAGATGTAATCAAATATTTTGTCTCGATCATATGAAATACGATAATCATCAATGCCCCGTTAAAAAAGATAATATAATAAAAGAAATAAAAGTAAATTTAAATCCATATAAAAAATGTATAACATGTAAAACAAAACAACCAATTCCCTATAAATGTTCTAAATGTAGTTGTGTCGTGTGCCTCAAACATAGATTCCCCGATGATCACAAATGTTTGTCAACATTAGTTTTTTAACATAAAATTATTGCATTTTCCATTCTATCGCACCATTTTCATCTTCTATATTTTTTTCATAATTTATGCAAAAAGTAAGTGTAACATTAATTTTTTTCATTATTTTTTCATTCGAAATATTTATGTAATTAAGTGACTTATTAATCATGAATTCAATAGATTTTTTACTACTTTTTATAATTACCTTATGTTTATCATTACTATTCACAACATGTATATTTTTGTCTATATCAGTATACAATTGAAATAAGATTTTAAAGGGATGGTAAAATGAAGCTTGCGTACATAAAACTAATGTTAGATAATACAAATTTACGAACTGTGTCATATATCGTTTTTGTTTAACCCTTTTTTTGTATTCATATACGAAATCAACAGTTTTCATAAACTCAATTTTAGTCAAAAAATCATCCATTCCATGTTTTTCGTTGTCATATATTATATTAGATCTATTGTAATCCAATTTAAATTGTTCGATTATCGCTCTTGTTAGAGATTTATAATCATACGAATCTAATATTTCATTTATATAATTATCAATTGGGAACACAATCGTGAATTCATTTATTATATTAATTAATTCTTGCTTATTACTCGATTTAATATCATCGGTCACGCTATCAATATATACAATGAGTGTATTTTCAGATATAACATTGTCCATTATCTATATAATATTAGCATATTCTTATATATTCCTTTTTTTATTATTATTTTAATATTAATATTATTATTATCAATATTTTACCACCAATAAAAAATTTAAAAAATAAATTAACAACATCCTTCCTTAACTGGTTTAACTTTGCGTCCGATAACAATCGGATGATCTATTTTATTAGGAGGAACTAGTGGTTTTCGTTTGAGTCTATCAACTGTACTAGAAGCCATATCCAAAAAAGCTTCGTCAACATTTTTTTCTATTTTTGCACTTGTTTCAATGTATTTCATTCCGTGATTTTTAGCAAGTTCAGTAGCCTCAGTGAATGAAACAGCACGCTTAACTTCCAAATCAGATTTTGTTCCAATTAAAATAGTGGAAATTTCTTTATCACCAATAATCCGTTTGACCTCATCATACCATATTTTTTGTACATTATCAAATGTTTCTCGATTTGTGATATCAAACACGAACATAATACAGTGAGCTCCACGATAATAAGAAGTTGTAATAGTTCTAAACCGTTCTTGACCGGCTGTATCCCACACTTGAAATTTAATAGTTTTTCCATCGAGTTCGAATGAACGAATTTTAAAGTCAACACCAATTGTAGAAATATATGAATCGGCATAACAAGCATCACAGTATCTCATAATGAGACATGATTTACCAACTCCAGAGTCGCCGATCACAACAGCCTTAATAAGATAATCGTAGTCTTGATTCATAGTAACTATGATGTATTGATTTATATTGCATGATTAAAACTTTTAATTAATCAATTTTTCCAATAAATTAAAATTGATATTTCAATTAAATGTATTATTGTGTAATATAATATTTCACAAGACAACACTAAATATTATTATACAATATTGAACAATAAATGACGTCGACAGAACAAGAAAATGTAAACAATAACCAAGACCAAGACCAAGAAGTGTATAATTTACTATTTGAAAAGTTAGAACTCGATAAAGACTATTTGAATGTTAAAACAGAAAGAAAATTTAATCCTGATTCTGATATTAAAACGATTAATGAAAATTATGTCAATACAATAATGGAATCAGTTCATGAGGATTTTATAAATAGTGTTGAAACTTTGAAACATTTACATATTTACGATGATGATAAATTAATTTCAGAAAAGTCTTTTGTACAAAGATTGCTAATTTTGCATCCAGATACACAATTATCATATATTGAATTTATAACAGTTTATAAAAATACATACGAATTTAAAAAAAAGAGATATATAGTTAAAGGATCCGATAGATCAATAGATAATTTCAAATATGAAGATAGTGATGATGAAAAAGAAAATAAATTATCTGCTGAACAAATTCAAAATAAATTGAAATTAAAACCGGGATTTATGGAAAAAATATTAAAATATTTGACTGATAAGGGAATGATTTTTGAATATTTTATCACAACTAGTTTTGATCAAGATGATTATACAATACATAAGATTTTTATGCAAGATACATTTGCTAAGAACGAATCTAAAGATTCAATTGAAAGGGGTATTATAACATCTAACAATGTTATAAATACAACATATACCATACATAACATTTTACCATCAAAAAAATATAAATAGCATAAAAAAATGTGAATTAAATTAATTTAATTTAAATTAGTATTAAAATTATAATATCAAATAATTTAATAAATAAATAAATAATAGATAATATTTATGGGATATATTGATCAATTTAATTCTATAGAAAAAATAGAACAAATCATTATTTGGCGCGTAACTTATATTTTAAGACATATAGATTTTGAGTCACATATAGAATCACATGAAATGGTTACATTTAATGAGATCGATCCAGATAATTTAGATAGTTTAGATAAATTTGATGATGAGGAATATGATATTATTATTGATGAATCTTTAGGGGATGATGATTTTACCATTATTGAAAATATGTTTAATGATGACTTTGAAGATAAAAATGATCTATGACTTTTTTATTCTAATGTCATTATTTTTTTACCTTTTAAATTTATATTTTTTATGTTTTCGTTAAAAAAGTGATCATAAATATGTGTTCTCTTTTGTTTATCATCAATCAATACAATGTCTGACATACTAGGGTTGTAACCTAATTTTATAATATAATTGATAATATCATCATTTTTATTTTTATTAATTGCAACTTCAAAACAATAATTTGTTGGTACGAGTTTTTTTTTATTTATAAAAGCATCAATTTTATTAGTTGGTTCCTTCTTAAATGCCTCAACCATTTTAACATAATCCTTATCAATTTGACTGATATATTTTTTAGGATAATATTCTAATTTATCGCATATTTTGAATAATTCGTCGTTATATTTTATGTTGAACATTTCCAGATCATCTATTTCTTCTTCATATTTTAATGCATATTCCACACAATCAAGATCAATGACAAAACCGTGACTGACCAGTATTTTAATAGTATGATTAAAATTGGCATAACCGGACTGACATAATAATTCGAAACATTTTTTGTCAGGAATTAATTTATGCGATAATAACTCGTTCAGTATATGATTATTTGGGCCCATTTCACATACTTTATATAACGTTTCCATATTTATAAATTGATCATTAATTTGTTTAATATACGTCTGAAATAGTTCTCTATCAGTAGATAATATTGCAAAAAGATCGATATTATTGACAATGTCAGCAGGATTAATTAGTGAGACAAATTTATAAAAACATTCATGATCAATTTGTCGTGATAGATTGTATTTTCTTGTCCTTAAAATAAAATCAACAAATTCATTACATTTTATGATGTAAGGGTTTTGAATATAATTTACATAATTCATTGTTTCTGGCAATAAGACACATGTTTTTATTATTGATGAAATTATTATATCGGATGATGTATTTTTTTCTAATTCTTGAATTATTCTTGAAACAATTTTTTTTTTATTATTAATATTTTTTTGTAGTGTCACATCACAAAATAAAATAGACTCCAACATTTCTACAGTAAATTCCAAACCATATTCACAATATTTATCAAGAATATTGTCTATTAGTTTGTCATCTCCTGACCATAATACTAGTACAAAAAAATCATCACAAACAACAAATTCATCATCAGTCAAAGACGCGGATTGTTTAAAATTTTTGAAACATTCATCAACATATTCAATGTAATAATTATCATAGTTTCCTATTTTCCCTTTGATTGGGACGAAACAAGATTTTTGAAAATTAATAAGTGAATTATTTTTATTGTACACTGCTTTATGGTAACTAATGTCTGAATCGCGATATCTATTGTGAGAGAAATGTGAAATATAATGCAAATAACAATATCTAATTAATGATTTTCGTTCGACCTTATCATAGGGTATGGTCGAAATGAAATCGTGTAATCTCCCCACATCAGCCAATGACCTATGTTCTACAATATCTATAATAGTTTGGTCGATTAAATCATATTGTTCATTTGTGAAATCATACTCACCACGCATATATTTTCTAATAAAATTCTCATTTTTTATAGAATATTTTAATATAATTTTTAAAATATTTTTAATATCATTATATTTATTTCCTTCAATACCTTTCCTAAATTTATATTTTTCATTGTATTCTTTAAATAAATTATAAAATTTCATATCGATGTATCTATTTTTATTATAATCAATAAATAAAATGATATTAATACAATTAAATAAACAATCAACTTTTTATATTTTTAATTTTGTGAACTTATGTTTATTTTTTTTATTTGTATTTAATTTAGTATTTTGTGTAATATTCGTTGAAGGCACTGTCTTGGAAGTATTAGTTTCGTCTTTTCTGACCGGTTCATGATAGTGTAGCACTTCATCAAATATGTCACCGGAATTACTAACCATTTCTGATTTCACAAGATTTGTATTTGTTGAATTGTTGCGGTCAATGCAATCCAGAACATCAGCCCAAATATCACCTATATCTTCAATTACAGTTGTCTTTTTAGATACCGTATCAGGATTTTGTTCGGGTTGTTTAGTTGGATCAACTGGATCAACCAGATCAATTGGTTCAATCAATTTAGTTGGAGTTGTTTGTTCCATTGTGTAAATATAATTTTATGTTAATACGATACTAATATTAATTATCTTTAAAAATCAATTTTATTCATAAAATTATTCAATAAAATTGATTTATTATTATTAAAATAATATGATGAATTTAGTATATTTATTATGAGTAATATAAATAATAATAACGATATAATGAACAAAATTACAGATTTTTTTGATATGGATAAAATTAAAAAATATATTCCTATTTGGCCTAATTTGAATGTTTTAGTTGACTGGGCGCAATCTGTATGTTTGTGTTTTGGTCAAAGTCAAGTGAATGAACTCAATCAAATAGAGTTATATCCAGCTATACGATCATGTAAAATGAATACATCAGATAATATAATAGAAATGGTTCCAGCAAACGAAATGTCAACCGAATCTCTTTATGATTTAAATAGTGACACAGAATCAGTTATTGAAGAAATGATACAAAAAATCAGTCAAGAACATATTATTGTTATTAGTCCAGCTAGTTCATCTGATATGATTACACCGATTAATTCAATTGTATTAATTGATAAAAAAAATCAATTGGAATCAGAACCTCTCTTTACATCCATGGAGAGTATGGAGGATTTTAATAATGATAACAATAATGATGGTGTTAATAATTCAAATGTAACAATAAAACAATTTGCTGTTGAATTAATTGATAAAATAATAGACGAAACTGTTGATGAGATGGCTCAGGAAATAATTAATAGTGATATGATAGAAAAAATTAATGCAGAAATTTTGGTTGATAACGAAACACAAATTATAAATAAAGATATGGAACTGGATACTGAAGATTGGAAAAATGATATTAAAGTGATGTTAGATTACGACGATTGTGAATCAACTAGTTCTGGTTCGCATAGTGCGAATAGTTCCGATACGCCAAAGAGTTCTAGTAGTGAGTACGAACTTGTTTGATTTAATTTATCAATTCTGAATAACGTTCTGCTTATTTTAATCGTGTGATTGTTCATGAGATTGTTCATGAGATTGTTCATGAGATTGTTCATGAGATTGTTCATGAGATTTTTCATGATCATTATTTGAATTAGTAGAAATATCATCATTTTTTTCCAAAGTGATGAAATCATCATATATTTCTCTCCAATAGTATCGTTCAATAATATTTAGTAAATATACATATGGAATTGTAATACCGTAAAAAAGTAATATATTATTTTTACTCATATTGAATAATACAACAAGAGGAAATCCTAATGTGGATATACTAGTTATTACAACAAATAACGGTAATGTTATTAATTGAGAGAAAATACAAAATAATATACAGTTAAACATATTTTCCGAATCAGGTTTTTTATCATGGTAGGCACGCATTGCATGCCACATATCCCAAAAGATACATAATAAACACATTAATGTATAGTATATTTGAAAATAAAATTTGTTAAAATTGCTTGATGGATTTTCAGAAATATCAAATGAATAATTATTTGTATTTATTGTATTTGGTGTATTTATAATGTGAGTTATTGTTACGGAATATACAATTACGATAAACATTGGTATTCTATTTTTTAATTTGTTTACGATCGCATCGAGTTCATTCATTTTAATTGTATTGATTATGTTAGTTATATATAGTAAAATAGGTTTTTTGATTGGTTAATTTGTTATTTAACTAATCATTTATGAATTCAATGTTTTTATAAATTAAATTATTAGGTTTTAACAATCCTGAACATTTTGTTCATTTTGAACTTGATCATTTTGAACTTGATCATTTTGAACTTGATCATCTTGAATATTTTGTTCGATGAATCTGTTGTACAAATGGAATTTATTTGCAAAAACGTCATCGAGCATTTTTTCTAATTTCGTGACATAGTCAATAAAAACTTTTCTTGTGATATCAAAATCTGAAATTTCAGATTGGGGATTATCACGTATTTCTTTGAACAAAGTATTTCTCAATGTCTCCATATTTAGACCGTTAACAACTAATCGATTAGCTTTATTTTGAGGAAGAACATCAAATCGATGTGCCCAAAAGAGATTTTTAATACCAGGATATACATTTATTCCATCACTATAATTGCAGTTCATCTTTGCAATTACGCATCTGAATGTATAAATAGTGTTATCCAGTTCCATTTTTTGAATAGCATCTTCACTTTCTATTCTATCGATCATTTTTAAGTTAAATGATCTAACCGGTTCAAGGTTGAATATTGTGGGTTGGTATTGAGTTGGTTCAAAATAACCTAGTGTTTCCGGAGTTTTAACAGGTTCATTCAAAAATACTCTCGGATAAGTATTATTAACAAAGTTGGCGTATGTATTATTAAAAGATGTTGCAATTGATGTTGACATTATGCTGAACCCATTATGTACTTTAATACCTATGTATCTAAATACTTGCGAAATATTGTCGAGAATATGTTTAGATTTCCACCAACCCAAAATTGTTAGTGTCAAGAGGGCATTTAATATAAATCTTATGGATTCGGTGAAAGACAGAATACCAATTAAAACAAACATCGGATAACTGACAATACACATAGCAACAATAACATATACATAATACATTGTTTCCAAGTATGGAATTACAGCGTAGTTGAAAATGAGAGCATAAACGAGTACATTATATAACGAGAGTAAAATTAAACCAGTCAATCTCGCCAGTGCAGATATCGATTTGAGTAATTTAAAAGATCCGTAAAGGCCGAATGTAATAACTGAACATTGAATTACTCCGATTTTGTATTCTTTAGTATATTCGGGTTTTGACAAATTATATTTCATCCAAAAGATGTATTCACAACACATAAATATGATGAAAAAACCAAGAGTAGCAATTGTGTACAAAATCCGACCAAATATTTTTTCAAGAATTGATCTATTTCTATAAACTCCATTTGGGAAAGAAGCAGATTTATAGTATGCTTCTTTGTAAGCCAATTTGTGAGCAATAACAAATAATTCATACCATAATTTGAATACGACTAACAAACCAACTGTTTGGGCGATGTGACGCTTCCACGGATTTTCGTCATCCCAGTATTTAACGACAAGGAAAATAATATGGCCCGGAATGAAAAGACCGAAAGTACCAATGGTCATAAATATATATCCAAGTACTTGTTTATACGTTTCATAATATTGTGAAGTTTCTGGATTTTTTTTATAGACCCATTTAGATCCGTAAGACAATATTTCATACCAAATTTTTAATACGATTAATCCAGCAAGCGTTTGGGAAATGTGGCGCTTGTATGGATTTTTACTGTTAAAATTAAGAATAATAAGTTCAACGGGTCTATACAAAATATACAGACCCAATGTGGCTATTGTCAAAAAAATATGCCCGAATATAAACATCATTATCTTTACGGGAGTTTTGTATTTAATTTTTACTGTATTTGCTTCCAGATCTACAATAATATTTTCTTGAATTGCTTGATAATTTGGTTGAACTGGGTCTGCTATTTTAGATGTTTCATTTTCGGGTATTTTAATGACTTGAGTTTTTTCCACATTAGATTTAGATGTTAATTCATAATCATATACCCACATAAAACCGTAATGGAATAATTCATACCAAATTTTAAATATAATGATACCACCGATTGTTTGAGCAATATGACGTTTCCAAGGATTTTCGTCATTCCAATACTTCCACACTTGTTCAACGACGAGATAGGGAATGTAAAATCCACCTGTTGCGATAATTAAGAACAGATAACCAACGATGACTTGAGTTGTGGTTGTTTTATCATTTTCTGGACTATTTGAAATTTTTTTATGATAAACCCATACGATTCCATAATGGAATAATTCGAACCATATTTTGAAAATGATAAGTCCTGCTAATGTTTGGACACCATGTTTCACCCAAGGATTTTTATTATTCCAATTTTCGACAATTAATTGTATTATTCTAAACGGAATATAAAAACCAACCGTTCCTATCGTCAAAAAAATATTACCGAAAAATTGTTTAGTAATAAATTCACATAAACCGACTTGCTTTATGTTGTTATTATTGGTGATAGGTAACGAATTTTTATCCGAAATATATTTTATGTCGTAAACCCACCTGATACCGTAGTGAAATAATTCGTACCATATCTTGAATACAATGAGACAACCTATCGTTTGGGCGATGTGTCGTTTCCATGGATTTTTATCATGAAAATAAATAATAATGAGTAGTATAATTCTAAACGGAATAAATAATCCTAATGTACAAATTGTCATCAAAATGTGACCAAAAAATTGTTTTATAAAATATTCGGAGCTTAGTGTGTAATCGTTATCCCAGATCCATTTAGATCCGTAATAACCAATTTCATACCAAATTTTAAAAATAATCAATCCTGCAATTGTTTGTGCTAGATGCCTTTTAAAAAATGATTCTTGATTATCAAAATTTCGTCCAACGAATTTGCACAAATGGTAAAACAAATACACAATAAGATAACCAACAATGTATCCATTCAAGATGAGAGCAATATGATTTTCTTTCCGTTTAAAAGCGTTGGGATTATTTAAATATTTATCGTAGTTACACAAATAGTACAATGCCTTAATTTGTGCAATAACGGGAAATAAATTGACCACAATAAAATATATAAGGTAAAAAAATGCAAAAATAAAATCAGAACATGAAAAACTAAATTGTTCTTGATTTTCTTGATTTTCCTGTTGTCTTCCTCTATTTATCATTGTTTAAAGTAGTTATTAAAATGTAATATTCGTCGATAATTACAATTAACCTAAGATATTTATACAAATTGTTATGTATAATAACTACAACTATTGATATATATCAATTTTTATTCTATTTATGAATGAATAGAACAAATCAGATAAAAAAATTGATATATATTAATGGCTGTTTATTGTTTATAAAAATCAATTATAATTAATATTATTTCTGTTGTATAATAACTTTAAATGAGTACATCGGAAGATAAAAAGGATCACAGTGTTGTGAGTCCATATTATTGGTTTAACAAATTGGGTGTTGAACCTAAAGATATTCCGAAAGCTTTTGTTGTCTTTAAAACTATTTCATATGTTTCATATGCTGCAACATTTGCTTTATGTTATAGATATAAACCCACTAAAATGTTTTTACAAACAAATATGGGAAAAAACATAATTCTGGGTATTAATAATCGTTTCCCCACTTTCATTCCCAAACTAAAAGAAAAGGCGAATACATTGACAACAAAAATGGCTACGAATAAATATTTTCAAAAAATACCAGAATCTATTGGTCTCAAAAGTAAAAGATTTAGTAAAGCATTTGTAGAAAATTTCTTTTTCTACAAGTTAGGATCTCCTGTGATGGTACCTCTTTTTTTGTTTGGATCAGTGAAATATGTACAATATACAAAAGTCGGCATTAAAACTGTCGTTATTACTGAAAAATAATATTTGTTAGTATCAGACAAAAAAACTGATATTATTATTGATTAGTTTATACTTCCCATTATAAATAATATTATATAACCCAATAAAAATAAGATGTCATATCTAATTACTGGAGTAGTTGCAGTTGTCGGAGTTGTTGGCACTATTGCAGCTGTAAAATTAAGTGATAAACATACACGAAAAAGAGTATTGACAACATTAACCATAGCAAACAACGTAGTAGATGATTACATAAATTCAAAAATAAAACTAAGAAAAGATGAATGGTTCACTCAAATTAATGATAATATAATTTTGGGTGCGATACCTTTGAATAATTTAGATCATTTGAATTCATTAAAAAAATTGGGAGTTAAAACAGTTATTTCTGTAATCGAAGAATTCGAAAGAGACGAAACAATTGGTATAAAACCTGTAAGTACTGAAGAATGGAACAAAAATAGTGTACAAAATTATATATTTAGTGTTGAAGATTTTTCAGGAATTCCGGTCAAAAAACTTAATGAAATTGTTGATCTGATAAATGAAAAGGTTGGAGATGGTAATAAAATTTATATTCATTGTAAGAGTGGTATTGGTCGTAGTGCACTGGTTACAATATGTTTCTTATTTAAATATAGTGAAAAAAAATTTAATAATATATATGAAACAATGTTGTATGTTAAATCAAAACGTAATAAAATATATTTGAATAGTGACCAAATGAATACCTTATATAAATTTGAAGCAGATTTGAAATAAATTATTTGGGTTTTTCTCCTATTCCCAATGCTTTTCTAAACATTTTTGATATAAATTTATCTCCATCTAAAATTTCTTGCTTTGTTTTTTTACAGAAAAAATTATATTTTTCTTCTTTTCCACAAAATGCACTATTTACAAGAAATAATAGCATTAATTTATTTTCATCGAGAAGTTTTATGTCTTTCTCTATAACCGTTTCTTTAGCAATCCATAAACCGTCTTTATCCCTCGAACCGTCCACGTAAGAAGGAAAATGATGATATTTATAATTTTGTTCTTTTTTCAATTTATCAAATTCATCCCATATAATAAGTTTACCAAGATCAAAGTAATTAAAATCTTTTTTAGTTTCCTCCGAAGACGATGAAAAATGGTTATCTAGTTTTTTATTTAAATGCTCCAAGCATTTTTTCATTAGAATACTATTTTTTTTTGCAGCCATAGCTTGATTTGATGGTCTACCGTATCCATAAGTACATTTATAACCAGTACAACCAAATCCTATAAAATCTTCGTCTTTTTTTAGGAGATCAACAACTTCATGCATATTTGTTATCATTACAGTATCTGCATCTAGCCACATTCCACCATATTTATAGAGAAGATATATACGAATATAATCTGATTTTAATGCAATAGGTAATTTGTTAATGTCAGTTCTCAAATCAGGCAAATAATTCAAAACAGAATTATTATCCAATATTACAATGTTAAATAATATTCCATTTTTTTTAATTGTCTCGATACACAATTGTATATAATTGGGTGGTTCTGTTGCACCATTTTTAAGTTCCCAATATAAAAATAGGTATGGTTTTGAATTATCGATATTGGTCATATTTTCTTTGGGTTTATTATTTATTATTTTGATAGATTTATATAGAAAGAAAATTAATATGAATAGAATTATAAAAATTATAAAAATTATTGCAAACATAATGTCAATATATATACTGATATAAATTAATTAGACTTATATACAGAAATATAAAATATTACAAAAAATGAAGATTTATATTTTTTTGTTACTACCTATAGTATAAATGAGTAGTCATATTATTCAAAATAAATTATTGAAACTCAAGAAAATTCTTGAGGATAGTAGTAGTGATTTCACATTTTCTTTAAATAGTATAGTTACTGCAACGAATACATCTATTGATTCAGATATTAATACAACTATGAATATGATCATGTCAGAGTCAGCAGACGATGTTAAATATACAGGAACAAATTCAGAAATAAATACACTTGCTGAGAACAAATCTGAAGACTTAATTAAAAGTGTTATTTTAACAACTGACATTGTTAAAAATACACTTGCTGAGAACAAATCTGAAGACTTAATTAAAAGTGTTATTTTAACAACTGACATTGTTAAAAATACAGACAATACAATTATGACTCCGAATAATAGTATAGATACTGAGGAATTATTAAATAATTATGAATCATATTCTGACACAAACACTCAAAACACAGAAAAAACAGAAGTTTCGTATAATTATGAGATAACTGATATGAATCCAGGAAATATAAAAAATACGTCAAGATATATTTCAGACCAAAGTGAGCCAAATAAGTTCAATAATTTAGTTATAAATTTAGCAAATTCAAACAGTGCTATGTCAAGTAGTTCTAAAAAAAAGTACAAATTTTCATCACAATAAATATGATAAATAAAAAAATGACAATGGCATAAAGACAAAAATAAAATGTGTTGTAAATATAGACATAAGTAAAAAAATAATATAAATTATGGAAGACATAACAATTGGAAGAACATATTTATCATGGGATGTTGGAATACAAAATTTAGCATACTGTTTGATCAAAAAAACAGGCAATACAACATTTGACATATTAAAATGGGGAGTAATTCGCTTGGGCGAGGAAACAAAAATATGTACGGAACTTAACAAAAATAATAAACTATGTACACAAAAAGCAGATTATACAAATGGATTGAATAATGAAAATTGTAAATATTATTGTGCAAAACATCATAAAACGTGTAAAAATGAAACAATAATATTGAATGAATATACAGATAATGAAAAACATGCATGTAAATATAAAATTAAAAACAAAGAATGTGATAAAAAAGCAATATATTACATAAATAATATAGATAACATTGGTATATCTTATTGTAAACAACATGGGCAAAGTGAGAAAAAAAGATTAGACAAAGAATTAGCAATTAAAAAAATTAATAAATTGAATTCTAATAAAATACCTCTAGAAACAATAGCATCAAGAATGTATGAAAATCTTAATAGTCACAAAGATTTCTTGACAGCTAATGAAGTTCTAATAGAAAATCAACCATCACTTATCAATATGACAATGAAATCAGTATCAATGTTATTATATTCATACTTTGTAATGAAAGGGATTTCAGCAGATAAAATACCAGACAGTAAACTCGAAATTATAAAATTAATTAATCCAGCAAATAAACTAAAAGTAAGTAACGTAGCGACAAATAAATTGAAAGATATTGATAAATCTAAAAATAAATCTAAGACTGATAATACAGACAAAGTTGCTTCTAATAGAAAGGTATATGAGATGACAAAGTCTTTGGGGAAAAAATTTTGTAAGGAACTAATTAAAAATGATAAAACAAACACAGATTTGATAAATAGTATTAAGAAACAGGACGATATGTGCGATGCATTTCTACAAGCGTATTATTACATTTTCTGTTCACAAGGGGTACCAAAAGATATAGAAATTGTATTAAATAAATTAGTTGACGAAAAAACGAATTCGGTCAATGAAATTGATCTGACACATATTAGTATCGATATTAATGAGGATATTGAAGATATTGAAGATATTGAAGATATTGAAGATATTGATATCGGCATTGAAATAGAAATATAAATATAAATAGAAATATAAATATTAATATGATTTATTACATTTTTTGCAAACAAAATACGTTCTACACGGATCATATACTGAATAGTCAGGAGTATAATCATGTTGACAATTTTTTTGTGTTTCTTCCAATATTTCTTTTGATAAATTGAGTATAATTTCATTATAATATTTCATTAAATAATAATGTTTTTGCAAAACATTATGTGCGTATATATTCTTATTATCTTGATTTTTGTTTTCTGTAGAAGAAAAGTATAACAAAGATGCAGATGAAATGTTGTTTGATGTAGACAATTTAGATAATTCGTTGAGTTCAGCCAAATCATTTTTTAATCCATTTATTGAATTGATTATGTCTTCTGCATATTTATCAATTATTTTTTCCATTTCTTTTATTCTAAGAGTTATGTAGTTTAATATTTCGTATATGACAATAGAACTGTTGTCATATTTTTATAAAAGTTATATATTCAATATTTATTTATATTTATTTTTAGGCTATCATTTTATTGCGTGACTTTCGTTTGACTTCTTTAATTCCGACGGAATCCATTATATTAATACTCGAATCACCAAATGTCTTTTTCTTTACTGGAATTATATGATTCTCATCTATTGTTACACGTTTAACTTCTGGAACAATTTGTTTTGAAACATTACCCATCAATCTATCTTTTGTTTTTTCCTCAATACATGATATCAAATTAACCATAGGAGGTAGTAATAATCTATATTCCTTACTAATTGATCTATCTCCCTTTCTATATTCTTCTATTGTGACTAAACCACCGTATTTATTTAATATTTCACGTGGTGGGGCAATTGGAATATCATCTGTTTTCCCGGTAATTAGATTATATAATTTTTTAATTAGACTATTTCTATCGAATACTTTGTAATCATTGAGACCTATATTATAAGCGGTCGCACAGTCAAAACTACAAAAACATCCAAAAACATAAAATTTATTATCATTGTATCTTTCAGGTATAAAACATGGCAGAGTATCAAATTGATATGTGCACCACCAACAAGATATTGTTGTTTTTTCACAAATTAATGGTTTACCAGTTTTATTGTCAATAAAACCGACACTCATTGGAATTATTTTTACATCTTTACCTATGGAACATGTTGTTGGGATATAATTTTTTATTTCGATCAATTCACTTTTTAATTGTTTTATTACTCGATCTTTTTTTTTTAATTCTTCAATCAGTTCATTTACATCTATGCTATTATCATCCTCTGTATTATTTAGTCCATTATCATCTCCTGTACTATCATTATCATTATCACTTATTCCATTATAATCTCCATCTCCCTCGGTTAATGTTAATTCATTCTCATATGTAAATGCGTTTTTTGCATCGTCGGATGATTGTCCAGGTAATTTATTTATATTATTTATTTGATTTGATTGTGTTTGTTGTGTTTGTTGTGTAGTAGTTTGACTATCAGAATCTTCTGATATATATTCATCATCTTCCAAACACATACTCATTTTTGTTTTATCCACTAGACTAAGTTTTGACTTATCTGGTTTATCAGATTTATTTTCTGGATTACGACAAAATAATGGAATGCGTAATATTATTTCTCTATTTTCTAAATCCTTCACCGGTTTTGGCCTCTCAATCGGTCTAGATTGTAGAACATCTATAACTTGGTTTTTGCGTGGACGACCTCTTTTCCGCGGTAATAGAGTTTGTTCGGTTTGTTCAGTTTGTTCGGTTTGTTCAGTTTGTTCGGTTTGTTCAGTTTGTTCGGTTTGTTCGGTTTGTTCAGTTTGTTCAGTTTGTTCAGTATCATTAATATCATCTGTATTATCTATTTGTTTATTTTGATCATTTTGACCACTTTTACTCATTTATATAAATATTACTTATTATTTCTGCATATATCTTTATATTACTTATGTATTGAATGAATATAACGCAGTATGTGAATAAATTATAAAATAGAAAATAGATTTTATAATCAATAAGCAATTTATGAGACAATAATATTTAATATAGATATATATTATTAAATATGGATATTAAAAATATTTTAAAAAATTACATTGAAACATGTAAAACTACAGGAATAAAAGTAATAAATGAAATTATTGACAAAATAAATGAAGGTTATGATAATAAGACAATATCATTAACATATAATATAAGATATGAAAAAATAGAAAGTATAAAAAAAATGTTGGAAGTATATGGGTCAGATAATAAACAATTTTTAGATAAAATTTATCACGAATATTACCGCATTGTTTACAATCAAAAAGGAGGAACTGGTGGTTCGTCATTAGAAGAAGCATGGGATATGAAACGATCATATAATGAAGAACAAAAACGCGAACAAGAAATAGAAAGAGAGAGAGAGGAACAAGAGCTTAGTAGGAGAGAAGAAGAGCTAAGAAGACGCAAAGCTGAATTCACAAAAAAACATGGAATATATGGACATCCGCATGAAATTGAAGCTCCTCCAGCATATTCACAAACATATCCACAGCCATATCAACGGCCATATTCACAGCCATATCAACGGCCATATTCACAGCCATATTCACAGCCATATTCACAACCATATTCACAATATCCGATAGACCAAAATAGAAGAAAATCAAAAAATTCATCTTCATCCCTTGAGGGATTGAGTGCTGAGGATTTGGCTTCTCTCATGAGTGATGTAGTAAAGAGACAAATAGAAAAAGAAATGAAGGGTGTAAAAAAAGATATACAAGAAACCAATGATGAAGAAAAGAGAGAGTTTAAAAAAGAATTCCAAGATGAAGAAAATAAAATGCTTACTTTTTTCAAAAGTGCATTAAGTCAAGTTGCTGCTGTTGTTACAGAAAAAGCTGTAGAAAAAATAGCTGAAAAAATAAGTTCCAGTAGCAGCGCTCATTAATATTTTTATTTTAATATGTAAAATAATAATATTGAATATACAACACATACAAATATATATAATAACCGTTCTACTGAAATTGATATTTCTTGATATATTTCATAAAATTTCAACTTTATTTTCAGGAAGTAGAACGGTTCATAGACTCCCATTGAGTGATTTTTATTTACTTATGTATTAATACTCAGCTTCTTAATACAGTGTATCACTATAGTATGTATATATTCTAATATTTAAGTCATTTTCATTGTATGAAATATATTAAAAAAATATAAAAGTATCAAGAAATATCAAGTTTTATGCAACTTGTTGCAACCCTTTTAATTGAATCTTCTGGTTTGTTCTCAACAAGTATAATTAATTTGACAATTTAACTTTATTATTTTTTTTTGATTGGTTTGATTTGTTTGATCTTTTACTTCCCAATGATATATGTGTTATATCATCTTTATCAACAGTATCTAATGAAACAATATTTTCATTTGATGATGACATCATTAATGTACTCATATCTATTTGTTTAGATTTTTTTGTTGATCTTCCAATAGTCATTTCAGTATCAATATCTACAGTGTGACTCGCAGAATTTGTTTGCGTTCTATGGGCTGATGTTTGCAAATCTTGTCCCCCCATCGTTTTTGTATTACTTAACGCTTGGTTTGTTTGGTTCATTGATTGTATTTTTTGACTATTCAAAACAGAGTTTACAAATCCAGTATTTTTCCTATTTTGTTTTTTTTGGAATATATTCATTACTTTTGGATTAATTTCAACTTCCGATTTACTTGATTTCGTCGATTTTGAAGATCTTGATGATGCCGTTTCATCGGATTCTTGTTCAGATTCTTCATCATCATAATCATCATTATTATTACTATTTTTAGATTTATATTTATATTTATTTTTTTCAATTTGCATCTCCATATGTTTTAATTCTAACATTTTTTGAGTATAATCATTTCTTTTATGTAATTCCATCATCTCACGTTTCATAGTAAGAAGTTGATCTTCTAATAATTTATTTTTTATCATTTCTTTTTGTACAAGAATTTGAGATTTCTGATCAACATATTGATTATTTTGATTATTTTGATTATTTTGATTATTTTGATGAACAGTTTGTTTATTCGGTTGATAACCGTTCTTTGTATTCAAAATATTTTGTAGTTCCGATGATATAACAGGTTGATGTAATTGTTGTTGATTTTGTTGAATTTGTTGATTTGGTTGATTTTGTTTATGAACTTGTTCATATCTCTGTTGTCCTGTAGAAATATTTTTGTCTATAATCAATCCTTTTCTAAGTTGGTCCAATTGAGCTTCTTGTTCAGCAAGTTTCTTTTTCATTCCCATATACTCCAATTCTTTATCACGAATCATTTGTAAATCTGACGCCCTAATAGCAGCTTCTTCGTGTTCTTTGTCCATTTTTTTATTCAATGAATTATTTTGTTTTCTTGTATCCTCTGTCATTTTATTTAATGTAGATTTTTGACGATATTCTTCCATTAATTCAGGATTTTTGTCGAGGGAATCATTCAAATTGGGGAGAGTATTAATAACATGTTTTTGTAAGTTAAATTTAATAGCACTACCTGACAACATGAGTAATAATTTTAATTCTGGTGCCATTCCTTTTCCAGGAGTTGCATATTTTTCATACAATTCACCAAATACATCATAATAATTATCAATATCAGCATTCATTTGTTCACTCCATCCACCCAATTTTAAATCAAATGGATTATATTTTTCGTTCAACATTTCTATACCATAAATCATATTAAGCGACATACTGCTCATCCAATTAATAGCATTTCTTTTCGCACGAATATTTTTATGAACTTCATATTCGAATTTCATCATTTTTAGATCTGAATTAATATTATAATTTTGTGATAATTTGACGCCAGCTTGAGCAAGTTCACCGAGTTTTCGAACCATATCTAATTTTTCCAATTGTAATTCCTCAGGAGATAATTGTTTCTCATCTCGATGAGGTTCCTGTTCCTGTTCATGTTCAGTATTTGTATTATTTTCAGACGTAACTCTGTTTTTTTGTTTATAGAGATCATTTTGAATACTTTGTTGTTTTTGCTGATTTTTATCTTGATTATTTGATTTCGGAGGTTGTGTACTCCTATCATCATATCTATCTCGATTTTTTTCATTATTTTTATGTTCAGATCGAACATTTTCATCATCATAAAAATTTTGATTATCATTGTCGTCATCATAATTGTCGTTCTTTCTAATAACATCATTCATATCCTGATCCAATTCTTCTTCTGAGGTGTCATTTGCTTCAAAATAAATACGATTTTTTTCGCTGACTAATTTAGTCGAATCCGCCAGTAAATCTGGCATCATATCAGTTGTTTCAACTGCTTGATTTTTATTATTAATAATATTACTAGCCATATCCTTAAAGGTGTTATCATCAACTAAATGGGAAACATTGTATGTCATTTTATCCAGATATAAAACAAAATAAGAAAATACTTTCTATATTAATACGCAATTAATCTGTCCTTATATATATTTAATTATTTAGTTATTAAGTTATTAAGTTATTTAGTCAAATGTGTGGATTTATCAATCTATAAAATTAATTAGTGGTGGTGGATATGCAGGAGTATTTTCTATAATCCATTTACTGTACTGATTATTTTGTCCACAGTTGACATCATAAATAGGATAAATTACATGATCCCAATAGTTTAGGGAAATAACATGAAAACATAGAAATATTATCGTAATAATAATAATCGCGTATAGCCAATATTTAAGATATTTGTATAATTCTTGATTATTGGTTCCGTTAATATCATTTAATTCATCAAATTTTTTATTTATAATATAATTTTCTTTTTCCATTATCCCTGTCATAATATTTTCTAAAATTATCTCAGACATGATATTTATACAAATATAAGTTTTATATTATTTGATCACTAAATAAATTATGTATAATAAATTATATCAATATGAATAATTCATATTCTTACTTCGATAATTCGAACCCCAATAATTTCGATGAAGAAATGGGGTACGGATCAGTAGAAAATATAAATAATAATTGTGAAATGGATCCCAATGATGAACTATATAATATGGCTAAAAATATAGCCAATAAAAGGAGATCTGAAACAGTATATAAATATTCAAATATTCCTTTGCCCAAAAGACCCGTAATGAATGATCTAAAGGATAATACTTTATTTACAAAAAATGCGGAATCTCATGGATTTAAAAAAAATCAATCATATTTCAATGCATGGGGTGATTATAATGATAATTATAATAATAATAATAACAATAATAACAATGATAATGATAATGATAGTAAATCGAATGGAGAAATAGATATGGAATCTCTGGATAGTATGCTTAGCTCGAATAGTACATATAGTCTAAATAGTTCTAGTTCAAATGATTCGATTAGTTTAAATGGAAGAGGAAAATGTAATTTCTCAAACATTAAAAATATGATTAAAAAATATAATAAAAGTAAAAAAAATAATGATTTAGATCACATAAAAAAATGTTATAAATGTAGAAAAATATTTATGAATATAATCAAAAATAAAAAAAATAAGAAACACGTTTTTAATCAGGAAAGTTCCGATTCTGAATATTCATCATCAGAATCTGAATCAGAATATTCGCCGTCTGAATCAGAATATTCACCATCTGATTCAGAATATTCATCTTCTGGATCGGAATATTCATCTTCTGGATCAGAATATACATCAAAATATGGACATAAATATCCCAGATCTGATGTATACAGAAATAAAAAATTGAAAAAAAATAATAGAAATTATAATAATTATGATAATTATAAAACTGATTCAATAAATAAAAAATATCATGATATCACAAGACAATTTAGCCAGACAAATCAAACAAATCAAACAAATCAAAATGATCAATCAATGGATAATAAAATAGTCGTAACTAAAGAATTATTCATTGTAATAATAATCGGTATTGTAATAATTTTATTACTTGACATGTTTACTCCTTCACGTAGACATTTCTGAACCATGTGAATTATGTGAATTATGTGAATTATATGAATTACTTACATTACTTATATTGTTTATATTGTTTATATTTACTTCAATATATAGCCAAGTAATAAATATTGTTGTTGCATTTACTATGTATGTATCAAAATAAAGACACTTTAGTTGATCATCAATATATTTTAAACATTCTCTCGGATCATAATCGGGTAAATCAGCAATTAATGGAGCAATTGTGTACAATAAATCTGTTTTATTTATTGAATTTGCAACATCTATTTTTTTAATGCAATTTACATATGTTCTTCTATATATATCAACTAATTTTTTTCTACGTTGTTCTCTCGATTCAACAAGTTTTTTTATGTTAAATGAATTGTCGGATTTATCAATTATTGATTTAACATCAAGTGTTTTATTATTTCCTGTTTGACAATTGAATAGATTCTGAATATTTAATTTTTCCATTTATAGGTATTGTTATAATCAGGTTATAATATATAATATGTGAGATTATTTAGAACTTAAAATGATCCAACCATATTATAAATATAATTAAATAAAATATAACAATAACATAATGGCAATGTCTGAAGCTGATCTCGATAATGAATTGAATGAAATATTCGATTGTCCCGAATTATCTGGACTGTTGACTAAAAAAATATCCAAGTTGGATAAAAATGCAAAAAAAACAAAATTAGTTTTGTCTGGGGGTGGTATAAAAGGTTTTTCCCTCCTTGGATCACTTCATGCATTAGAAAAAATGGATTTAATAAAATATATTAAAACATATGCAGGATCTTCAATTGGTGCATGTACATCTGTTTTGATGTCAATTGGATACAAAGCAGATGAACTTATGGAAATTCTTAAAATGGTTGATTTTAGAAAAATGACAGGAGCTGATTTCTCAAATTTATTGACACAATATGGTTTAGATGATGGAAAAAGATTCGAAATGGTAGTAAGAAAATTAATTAGTGCAAAAAATATTGATCCAGATATAACATTCGGAGAAATGTATAATATAACAAACAAAACAGTTATTATAACAGCAACTTGTGTAAATGATAAAAAAGTTTATTATTTTTCACACAAAACTGTTCCAGAAATGCCAGTCATAACAGCAATAAGAATGTCGATCTCTATACCAATTTATTTCGTTCCCGTAACATACAAAGGAAAAATGTATATAGATGGTGGTTGCATGGATAATTATCCCATGCAATTGTTTAGTAACGATTTAGATGATGTTATCGGAATACATCTCAATGATGTTAAAAGTCCTATTGATGAAATAAAAAATATAGAAGATTATATGTATCACACATTACAATGTTTACTAGAAGGGATGACATGCAATTCTATGAAGGAATATGAAAAATTTACAGTAAGAATCGATGTAACTGGTTCTAATAGTGTAAATTTTGTTGTCAATGAAGAAGAAAAACAAAAATTATTCGACCAAGGATTTGATGCAGTTATGAACAGATTTGAATAACTTATCGAAATATTTTGTATAATAAAAAAACTGATTTTAATACCATAAATACACAACAATGATAAATAAATGAAAAAAGATATTAAAAAATATATACATGTATAAAAATTTTGGATATAACACGACTAAAACAAATAGACTGACTCATGAATTTAAATTACTGTCGAAAATGGATTCAGATGATTGTGAGATAATAACAGAAAATGATTTTAATGATGATGGACACAGTAAAATAAATAAAATTCATGCCTTTGTAAAATGTAAAAATAAGACACCCTACCATGGCTATAAGTTCGAAGTGGTCATTAATCTTGGTGAATTATTTCCATACAAACCGTTGAGTATAAATTTCAAGACAAATATTAAACACATAAATATCAATAATGGTACAATAAGTTCAAGATGTATAAATTTAGATCCGAGATCGGCAACATTAAAAGACATTTTAGAGGAAGTAATAACATTGATAGAAAACCCACAAATCGACCACGTGGGAGATTTTGAATTGTTAGAATTATATAAAAATAATATATCAGAGTATGAGGATCGTATCAAGAAACATTGTGAGATGTTTGTTCCGAAAATGTAATAAAATTGATTTATAAAATATAAAATTTCAAATATAGATAATCAATAATTTGATTAATACACATAAATTAAAATGAAATATATTGAATCAGGATGTAAAGGAGAATTTAGAGGAGGAAAACAAGGTATTCGGATTTATGATAATGGGAAAATATATCATATTAAACAGCACACTCATTCATCGAAAGAAATTTTACGATTTATTAAATCAAATAATAATATTACAGAATTATTCGATCTCATTACGCCAAATATTTTGCACACAAATTACATTAATCCAAACAATATTAATAATTATATATTATACCAAGAAGAAAATATAAAACTACAAGAAGCTAAAGTTTATTATTGGTCATTTTCTTCCGTAAATATGCCGCCGATATTTTTACGAAATATTTATAATAAAATTAATGAAATATGTAATATCGATTGTAATCAAAATGATGTTTTATCTATCAAATCCAATTGCATCATATTATAATACTCCAAAGGTGATTAAACTACCAATTGTCATAATCTGTGAAATCTGCTAATTCGTTATGGTTCATATCATATGCTTTTGCAACAAATCCACTAACACATCCATCATTTACATATTTAACTTCTAGTGTAAAATGAGGATGTGATTCTTTAAAAGAATTGAATTCTTTTTGTTTCGAGATTTCGAAACAGTAATCGGAAACTGCATTGTGACTGAGGGAAACTGGTCCCAAGTTTTTATTATTATGTACTGCACAAACAGGTTGCCCATTCATAAATTTAACATGAACTGTTCTATCAACAAATGCAATCGCAGTAAATTTATGGACTACTGTCGGATCTCTCATTTTATCGTATTCTACCGCCAAGCGGGATACTTCATTGTTGTAGTCGTCGTATTGTAGTTTCGTTAAATAAATAGACATTTGTATTTTGTGTTTATTATTTTATTGATAATCCAGCCAATAATAATTTTATAATTTATTATTGTTTTTTTCAATTTTTTTAATAAATAAAAGTGATTTATTTTTTGTTTGTTGATTCGATTTTGAACAGAATTTCCGCGATATGTACAAAAATATTAACAGCATCAAGATACAAACTAAGACTTTCATTGATGGGATCGAATTTTTCAGATGTTTTGGCTTTTATAAGTAGTTTTTGTGTATCCGCTAAAGTAAGACCACCAAAAACAAGAAGACCTCCATACAATGAAACATTATAAAGAGCAGGTAGGGGGAACAGCATATTTCCCAAACCTGCTGCAATCACAGTACCAAGACCAATTCCTAACATACCATGATAACTACTGAATGTTTCTGGTTTTGATGTAATAGCAACTAAAGATAAACCACCCATTAGACAACCGGTAGCGATCGCAGCCTGTGCAATAATCGGACCACCCAAAAGACTTATAGTACACAAATTACCAGCAACGGAACCATTAAATCCCAACCACATGGCATGTTTCAAAACAGGATCTGATTCAAAATCAACAAACATCGTTCCAAACATAAATGGAATTGTAACTGCTAGACCACCAACTAGTGAGGCCCATGGATTTATTCTCATGAGTGTTTGTGGTAATTTTGTGCGAGCCAATGCCATGGCCGTGATTGCAGTCGTGGCCAGTCCTCCAAGTACATATCCATAAGTTGTGTTGATGCGTTTGGCACAGAAAGAATCTTCAGAGTTATCATCTTTTTTGTTTCTATTAACAAAATAATAGCCTGTTCCTCCTACAAGAATGAGACCACTGCAAAGATAACCCAGTTTTGTACTTGTTTCAGTTTGATCCTCATATTTTGGAAGACCATATTTTGATTGAAATCGTGAAATTTGAGAATTTTGTGAATTTGTTGATGTCGCCATTTTTCTAACTTGAAATCCACGAAATGTCTGAAACAGGGGATTGTTATTTGTGAAAATAGATTTTTTAGCATTGTCGATGGAAGTACTGCTATAAGATCTTATTTGTGCAACTTGGCCAATTTTACCAATTTGACCAATTTGATTAATTTGTCTAAAAATAGTCACAGGTTTAGTAATACGAGAAAACATATTTACTTTAGTAATAAATGTTGATAAATATTAATGAATTTAATGAATTTAATGTAAAAACCAGATATAATAGACAAAAATATATAAACATGTCAATAAATTACATTAATCAATTTTTTTTATATTATGTGTTTAAATTATGAATCAATCTTTGTAATTTCGTCTATATAATCGTCATATTCACCATCATAACAATATATTTCTCCATTGTCGACCACATACAATTCACAATTTATTCTGGTTATTAATTCAAAATTATGGGTTACAATTATAACGGCGCCGGAATATTTATTCAATGCGATAATGAATGAATCTAATGTATTTATGTCCAAATGATTGCTTGGTTCATCTAGTATAAGAATATGTGGTTTCATAACACCGAAAGAGGCAAATTTAACACGAGCTTTTTGACCTCCGCTGAGAGTGCCTATTGGAAGATTATGATATTTTGGTTCCAAACCAAACAAACTAAGAAATTTATGACTTGTTGTTATATCAATATCTTTGTTCAGATTTTGTAATAGATCTACACCCGAAATATGTGGATCCATTCCCTCTTCAAAATGTTGATTATAATAACCAATTTTTAATATAGAATTCTTAATAACAGTTCCTTTCGTAGGTTGTAATTCACCGATTAATAATTTGAGTAGAGTTGATTTTCCTACACCATTTTTTCCTACAATAGATATTCTACTATTAGCCCCAATTTCTAGATTTGTATCTTTGAATAATAATTTATTTTTTGCGTGATTATTATCGTATTCGAAAGAAACATTTTCTAAACACAAAATATTTCCTTTTAATTGATTCGGTTCAAAAAAGTCAATTTTAACTGCATAATCTTTTTCAGGACGAATAATATTATTTTTTTTAATATATTCATCCGATTCCTTTTTGTTTTGCATTTTGTTAATAACTTTTTCAGCATGCTTCCAATCTTTAATTATTTTTTGTTTTTCTAGATCATATTGTTTGAGAAATTTATCATAATTACCATTATAATAATTTAACTTGTGGTGTTCAATATGTATAATTGTTGTACCTATTTCATTTATAAAATATTGATCATGAGATACAACCAATAAAATTTTAGGATATGTTTTCAAATATGAAGATAGCCATATATTTGCATTTAAATCCAAATGGTTAGTCGGTTCATCCAAAATTAAAAGTGTTGGAGTCATAAACAATGCTTTTGCCAAAGCTATACGCATTCTCCACCCTCCAGAAAAATCTGCTATTTCCTTTGTTATGTCATCTGGTGAAAAACCCAATCCTAATAATATCTTTTGTGCTTTTATTTTGGCAATTATACCATCATTACCTATTTCTTTATAAAGATTTTCATGTTCTTCTATTTGTTCATCAGTAATTTCGTCACTTTCTAATAATTTGTCTAGTTCTATCAATCTTCTATGTTTAATATTTAATTTACTATCTGTACTAACAAGAGAGTCAATTACGGTAACGTTAGATGATTGTTCTTCTTGTCTAACATATACGATATCCAGTTTAGTTGGCACATTAATTGATCTCATAGCAATGGCATTTAGTAATGTTGTTTTTCCGACACCATTTTTACCAATTAAACAATAATGTTCACCATATTTAATAATTAATTTAGTATCTTCAAAAATAATATTTCCACCGAATGATATATTCACTGGGTCTACAATGAAATTTTTATAATCAAGATTGTCTAATTTGTCTAATTTGTCTAATTTGTCTAATTTGTCTAATTTGTCTAATTTGGTATTTTTATTCATGACAAAAATTAAGTCACTTTGAGCATAAAAATATAATTAAAAAATATCTGATAAATAAATAATCAATTTTTATTAATTGCCACTAATTATTTTTGGAGGAATATATGAAATATGACGTTTATGTGTATTTTTATTAATATTGTTATCATATGGTTCATATGAATCATATGATAAACTCTTTTTATGTTTTATTTTATATGCCCGAGCATTATTTTTATTCTTATTCTTATTTATATCATTGTTAGATAATGTGACACCTCTAGTTGATTCCTGGGACTCATTCCTTGCAAGTGTATTTATAACATTGTTCCTTTCAATTGAATCCTCAGATTCGTTCTTAGCAAGTGTATTTATAACATTGTGAGATGTTATAATAACCCTTTCAATTGAATCTTCAGATTCGTTCTTATCAAGTGTATTTATAACATTGTTAGATGTTATAATAACCCTTTCAATTGAATCTTCAGATTCGTTCTTATCAAGTG